ATCCAAGCGCCCGCCGCCATGCGGTGGTGCTGTTTTACGGCTTTTTGTTGCTCGTCTTTCTCAGTGGTTGCCATGGTTAACCTCCTAGTTGGCGTTGAACTTCGTTATTAAGTCTTACTGCGGTCTCGACCTGCTCTTTTCGGAGCTTCTGCTCGTCCAAAACCAGCTCTGCACTGCGTATACGCTCCTCAGTCAGGTTGTTCTCGGCGTTCATGGCAATGTCTGCCTGAAGCCTTGCGGCCGCCTCTGCGGCCTTCTGCTGGTCTTTGCGCATACTGTCTTGCAGGTCAGCCTGTAGCTTCTGGGTCTTGAACTGTAGGTCTGCCTGATCTGCCGCGGCCCGGCGCTGGGTTTCAGCCAAGGAAGCCTGCAATACCGCCTGAGCCTCAGCGTCAGGAGGTGCCTGCATAGCCTGCTGGGCAAACTGCTGATTCATCTGGATGAGCTGCTGGAGCATAGGCATCAGAGAACCAAAGATCTGCTGGCTTTCGGCCTTTACGTTGTCTGCGGCCATGGCGATCTGGTGATCCACCCCCATGACCTCGGGCATATCCTCGTACTTGGCCTGATCCATTGGCACATAGCCATTCATCCGGTTGGTGTACCAAAGGACCATATGTTGCTTAACGTGCTCCAAGACCTGAGGAATCAACTGCTTGGCCATAATCGGGTTAGATCCTAAGGCTGGATCAAGGGCAAAGCTCAGGTGGGTATGGATATGGGCGATCTGATCCTGCCGCGGGTAGGCGTAGGCGGTCTTACCCAAAGCCATAGCGGCATTTTCCTCGGCGGCCGATATCTCATCGGTCGTTGGTGCCGTTGGCATGAGCTCGTTGACGTTGGGAACCTTTAACTGTTTGAGCATCCGAGACACCACCACCCGCTGATCAAAGAGTTGCGGGTAGGCAGAGGCCATCTGCAGGACTGCCTGCATCTGGGATATCCGCTGGGTCTCGGAGAAGATGTGCGGATCAGAGACCGGCACTACGTCGCTATTGCGTTTAAAGTCCTCCCGCTGAACCGGAAGCTCGGCAACGATATCGCCCCTGCGCTGATCATCCAGATACCACCGGTTGATGCGGCCAAGCACCATTAGGAGCCGGCGCTGACTGTCATGCAGTCGGGCATGGATGGCAGAAAAGACTGCCGCACCCTGTTCGATTAGGGCTTGAGTCGTGCCTACCGGGGTGTTTTGCCCGATGTCTGAAATCTTCTCTTCTGCGGTCGTTACAACCCCTTTGGCGGCGCTCGTAAGCCAACCCAAGAGCTGATACAGAACCGGGGAGGGTGGGTTAAAGGGCATCGGCATAGCGATCTTGCGGATATCGTCCACCCCCGGCGCACCCTCAATCTCAGTTACTTGGGTGACATCGACCTGCTGGGACTGCCCAGAGATCTTGGCTCCTTTAATCTTGAGCATGGTCGCTGAGTTATTGATATGCGCCGTGTCCAGCAAAGCCCGTAGAGCGCCTGTCAGAGCGGCCGACAAGCCCCCGATAAGGTGGGGAAGACCGATTGCATAGGCTCCACGCCAAGGGATGAACTTGAACTCAATGAGCCAGTCCAGCTTGGTCATGGTCTCATCGCCTTCCTCCCAGTTCCGATATAGACCAATGACCTCATGCTCAAGATCGTCGATCATCAGAATGTAAGGGGCGTTTTGGCCGTCGCTATAAGGATCGTCATCCAGCGTCAGGTAGGTATAGATATGAAATACTCGCCGTAGACCGTCCTCGTTATCCTCAAACTTCTTACCCTCAATCTTGTTGTTGGCCTTCTCGGCTGCGGTCTCATCCGGCTCCATGGTGGCCCGGATAAAGTCAATGTCTCGGTAAAGGCCGCGATCAATCCGGCGCTTGAACTCCCACTCCGTGATGTCGTGGATTTCTGACACCCGCTGGGCGGTATAGAAGTTAGCTGCGGCAAAAGGAATTAGAATGTTGTCTATGGGCACGAACTCTGCGCAGGGGCGCTTTTTTTCCTCGTCGTACCAGAGCTTCATGTATTGAGAGCCGCCAAGGGGCAGCTGAGTCAGTAACTGCTCCTGCTCATCCCTAAATTCCTCGATCTGCTCAGTCAACTGCCAATTGATGTAATCCCGCTTACGCTCGGCAATCTCAGTCTTGGTCTCATCGACCTCACCCAAGATCTTGGTTCGGGCAGGGCCGTCGGGCGGGAATAGCTCTTTGATCGCCCGGGCAGCAAAGTCCACACAGGCTTCAGCCATCACGGGGTGAACCACCCGGGAAGCGCCCATGAACTGCGCTCCACCCGGGGCGTCATCACCTAAACCTGTCCGGCGGATGCCCTCTTCGTACTGCTTATCCCGCTTCTCCCTTGCCTCTTTATCCTTCTTCAGAAGGTCAAGGTAACGCATAGCGATAGCGTTCAGATCGGACAAATCATAAGAGTCGGCCAAGTTCTCATAGAAGTCTTTAGACTCCATCGGGCCGGTAAACTGATCGCTTAGGTTCACCACAGCCGATCCGTCAGGCATTTCCTCAACCTGAGTGATTTCCTCTGTCAGCTCAACGACCGCACCGCCATCCGGCGTAGTCTTTAAGCCTTGAATAAAGCGCCCGAACTCCGGGTCAATTGGCATTTCAGGCATAGCGTTTTAGCTCCTGTTGGAGGGAAAAGTTAATTAAATTTCCCGCATCTGTTACGTCTGGAACGGTATTAAACGGGGCAATGATTGGGCCGCCGCGTTGCATCTTGACTGCGCCGCCCTTTTTGTAGGGCTGGCCTTTCAGCGCAGATTTCTTCAACTCCGGGGTAAATTCAATCATATAGACCGGCTCAGTCAGGTCTGCGTAACCGCCCTCCTCGGTCACACCTCTACCTACTTTGGTTTTGGTCTCATAAAACCGACCACCCATCTGCTTGGCATAGTCTTGTAAGGCTTTCTTCAGTTTATTGTCATAAAACGCCAGCATCCCTTCTTCCCGTGGGGCGCTGACGCCGGTATCAAACTTTTGCATCCGATCCCATGTCTTTTTCGTTATCCGATCAATTTGATTTTCGGACAGCCGGCGACCAATGGACTCGACTAACTCTCGTAATTCCGCTTGCGTCTTAATTGGGACGCTTTTGCGTTCTTTTAAAATTCCCCTAGCCCGAGCCTCGGCTTCTAGGTTCATACGGCCTGCAAGACCGCCTTTTTGTTCTGTGGCCGATACATTCCACCCGTCTTCGGTCTTTTCCCAAGCAATCTCTTGTGTTCCCCAGCGCTTAATCTGAGGGCTGGCGGCTGAAAATCCTACGCGGTCGTAACCGTTTCGGGCTGCGTAGTTGAGCGCTCGTTTTAGACCCAGTTTGTGCCATGTTTCTTTTAACGGCGCGTTTGGCAGAAGTTCATTTAATTTTTCGTATGGTTTTTTTGCTTCATCATATTCTTTGAGTGCTTGGTCAGCAATTTGTCGCAACTTTTGGAATTCTGGATCTTGTCCAATTTGTCCTACTATATCTCCACTTAAATATCTTTTTCCAAGTTTTTGTAAAAATTCAATTTCTTTTTGATTTTTATATTGATTTACGTTGCCCTGCGCTTCCCTTGCTAGACTTTGTTTTTCCAGATAATTTGATCTAATCTCATCAGCGTTGGCCATATTCTCTGGCGTCCGATAACCACGGTCTGCGCCCTGCTGATGCCAGTCGGACTGCAGCTCGTCCACATAAAGCATAGGCTTGCCATCGGTAGTGATTCGGTCTTGTAGTCGCAGGTGGGCTATAACATCCGGCTCCTCGATGTGCGGGTTGTCGTTATATTCATCCCGCTCGTTGGCCAACTTCGCCTTTGTCTTTAGACGATTAAAATTGACTGTGTCTTCAGGCGTCATGACCGGTCTATCTTTGTCAGGGCCAATAGATTTTCTGAACTTCTCATACAGCCCTTCGAGCTGCGCCTGCTCCCGCTTCGTAAGAGCCGGGTTTGGCTGCGGTTGATACTGAATCCAAATCTCTCGGTAGTTCTCGCCCAAAGGTAATTGATAGTCGTGATACAACGTCTGTCCTTCAGAGACTAGCCCCATGTCGATAGCGTGAGTGTTGGCTGCGCCTTCTGCCTCTTCCTGAGTTCGGAAGTAATCTCCGACCGGACGACCTCTGGCATCACGAACCGTAAAACCAACATCATCGTTACCTAAAATTTCGTAACCAAGGTCGTTTTCATATCGATAGTAAGGACTTTCCCAATATTGACTATAGGCAATGTCGTAGGCTTCTTGACGGATGTTGTCATCAATCTTCGAGTCTATGTCTGCCTTTATCGCAGGGTTAGCCAACTCTTCCGGGGTGTATTCATCATAAATACGTTGAGCTATTTCATCCCTACGACCGGGATTGTAGTTATCAAAATCATTAAAAATGTCATCAGCGTTGCTGCTTATGTAATCCGGATCATCGATAGAATCACCCCGAAACTTCATTTCAGCCTGATCGCCTTTAGCGGCTTCGTACTGGATTTCTGAAAACTTGTATTTATTGGCCTCTGTGAACTCTTGGATATCTTCCTTAGTGACTTTCGCTTGACCCGACAGGAAGGACTGCAAGCCAGAAAACTCCAGCTCTTCGTTTGATACGCCGCCGCGTTTGAGGTCATTCAAAAAGGCATCGCCCGTTCCCTGCTTGCGCTGAAGGTTCAATGCGGCCTTCTCTGCTTGCGAAAAAAGTCCCAGCTCGTTTGCCGGCGCCTTAATCTCTGCTGGCTTTCCGGTCTTGACTTCAGTCTTTAATACCTCAGTTATGGGCTTACCTACCGGCTCAATCGATAGGCCAACCGGTAGCGGCGGGACTTCAGATACCGCCTCTTTTACAGCCGTGCCTGCTTTGCCAGCTATCGATCTGAGCTGCGGTGCCATCCCGGTCAGCGAACCCGTCACCGGCCCAAACACCTCCGGCATTAGCGGGGGCAGCTTGTACTTAGTCTCAAGCTCCTCCATGAACTTACCGAACTGTCCGACCTTCTCAGCCGCTGCGGGGGAAAGATCTCCGCTCGGAAGCATGAACTCTTCCATAGCCTTTTCCCCGGCCTTGATACCTTCTTGGGTTCCAAACTTCCCTGAGGTAATGGTTTTGTAAGCCCCGACAAACGGGGAGACCAAAGCCTTGGGGATTTGGGAGGCGATGAACTTCGTAGCCTCAAAGGTCGGGCTGCCAGAAGACTCTTGGTTCGGATCTAAGGCGGGCAACATTCCGCTGATCTCATCCGTAATCGGTGTGCCGCCGGCCTGCATATGGACAGGTCCACCAGCCTTGTAAGCCCTAAATTGCTCTTCAAAGTTTACTGGGCCACCAGACTTTTTCTTGTATTTATTTATGCCGCCAAAAAGATCGGCCAGCCGGTTAAATTCATCTTTTGATATGACCGGCTCTCCGTTGAACTCAGCAATAATATTGACATCAATGCCACGATCTTGGGCATTTTTAAGAATATTTGGTCTAAGCCACACCAAGTCTGCATTAGAAAGATCGCCAATGTGCGACCATTGTTGAGACTTGATAAAGTCTTGCACGAAAGGAATGAATTCATCGTCCGGGCGCTGATTTTTCGGACCTTTAATCTGGCTAATCAACGGTGGGCGGGGCGGAACCCCAGCTTCTGCCAAAGCCATAGCGGTATGCTCATCTGTCAGTTCTTCCACATCCGGATGCCGCTGGCGCCACTGACGAACATATTCGCGGTACTGCGCCTTGGTCTCCCCATCGAGCTTGGCAAAATCTTCGCCGCTTACAGGATACGGTTGCGGATTGGGCGTGACTTCTATTGTGACCGCCGGTTTGCCGGCCTTATCCCGTAGACTGAAGATCCGAGACTGGCCGCTCACGACATCCGGGCAGTAGCCCCCAACGCAGTGCTGCATTACGTCGCCTTCGTAGCGCAAGGCTTCTTCTAATGCTTTGCGCGGATTACCGGGGGTGTCTGGATAATGCTTGTAAATTCCTTCAATTACATCCTTGAGATCAGTTCCGGTGATAAGTGCGCCTCGGCCGTCATCCCCAATTTTTCTGACCGACATAGCCCTTGGCGCCTGATTGACCACCTCAAAACCTTCTGGGAGTTTTTCAGGATACGGCAACATCTTCATCTCAACCCAGCGCAAGCCCTTCTCTGTTTCGGGATACTCTTTAACAACCTCAACAGACTTCTGGGCAGACAAGGCATTGGCTTCAGCCTTCTGCACCGAGCGGTAGGCGTTGATTCTGTCTACAAGGTCAGCCGCCTGCTGGACGGTCATCTTCTCTAAATCTTTTGGTTTGATCAGAAGATTCTCAGGCAGGCCAGAGTTTGGATTCAGAGCGTTTTTTAGCTCGTCAACCATGTGCTGAAAGCCGGTGGTGTACTCATCCATACCGGTATTGACCATGTTGACCCGAGTCTCAGGTGGCACCTTAAACAACCATGGATTCTCAGAGTAGACACGCTTTGCGTCGCCTTCTCTCAAATAGTAGTTTGGCTGAATGATCTCGCCGGCTTTTGAACCATATCCGACATATTTGTCAGCCGTGTCCTCCCATAACCGACCAATTTCAGAAGACGCGGTAGCTTTTTTTGGAAATCCTGCGGCGATACGTCTTTGCTCTAATGCACTCATCAATTGAGTTTCTTGGGGAGAAAAGTGCAACCCGGTACGATTAGCAATGAAGTCACGTTCCTTTTGGAGCTTTAGTAGATCCTGCCGGGACTGGGTCAGCATCTCCGGGGTAACCCCGCGCTGCCTTGCCACCTCTTCCATCTTGTCCGTAGCTCTCTGAATCTCAGCGTCTTTGTCGGCCAACAACTTTTGCTGCTTTTGCGCCCAGTCGTCAGCCCCTAAACGAAGCGGATCTTCCGGAGTGCCCATCTCGTTTTTGATATACCGATTTAACTTTTGGTCGATCCACTTATTGATCGCCACCATTGGCTTTAAATTTTCAGTCGAAACCTCAAACTGCGTTCTAATGTCTCCCGACAACTCTGGCCTTGCCAATGCCTTTTCCATTTCTACCAACGCTGCAGCAGGGTCAGTTCCACCTGCCAATTTTTCCCTGATCGGCTCAGTCTTCTTTTCGACCTGACCGGCTAACCAGTTCCCACCTTTTGGCTTAACGATTGCAGGCGCTCCCAGCTTAGTGATGGCCTCGGTGTCACCCATCGCCTTATAGATCTGCTCTGCGGTCAGATCCGGCTTACCGGTGATTGCTCTTGTTGCCGCGGTTCCTACGCTCTCCGCCCCTCTTGCAGCTCCTCGGGCAACCGGCGGGGCAAACGGAACCATCGACAGGGTTTCGGCCACATACGGCTTATCGGTCGTAATCGGGATATTGCTTTGCTGGGGCATCCGGAAAAGCGGGTCACCGTAGCTTAACTTCTCAACCGTTTCTGATGTCGGCAGGATTAGGTCAAGCAACGTCCCTGTCGGGGAGTTCAGCCCCTTCTGAGCTTCTTCCCTAAACTTCAGGGCTTTGGCCAAAGCGCCTAACAGGGCGTTCTGCGGCGTAGCGCTGATCGATCCGGGGTTACCACCGTCTTGCATATGAACAGGCCCACCAGCCTTATATGCCTGATACTGCGCCTCCAAATCTGACACCACCGGTGGAATGCCTTCTGGGCTAGCAAGACCGCCCTCGGCCATGCCCTGCTTTTGCAGGTAGGTGAGGTATTCCTCGTTGATGTCCTGAGTCGGCAGGCCCTTGCCCTTTTCACCTAAGGTCCACTCGTAGTAACCGATCCTTGCCTTGCCTTGATCTTTCAGCCTTTGCGCATAGTCCCGCATGATCTTCTCGGCCTCACCGGGCTTAAACACCATGCCGGTATCCTCACCGGTCAGAAGATAAGGAAAGCCCGGGTGCAGGTCTGGACGGTAGACGACATTTCCCTCAAGGTTAAATAGCCGCGGTCCGACCGCAAACGTCGGGACATCTCCGCCGTGCTCTGGGTGCAGCAAAAGAGGTTCAGTCTCTTGTTTCAGAATATCGGTCGGGCGGAAGATCACGCCCTTGCCGCTCTTCTCACCGCCCAGTGCCACGCCGCCCTTAGACGGTGGGATGCCCTTACCCAACATGATGTCTGCAAGAGCCGCCCGTTTCTCAAAGGTGTCGGCCTTCTGCCAAATCTTCGGGTCGCGGATCTCGGCACCCTCCCCGAAGGTCAGGGCCAGATTGTGATTGATCTTCTTCTCAAGCTCTTTAGTGAGCTTGCCCTCTTTCATGGCGTCAGTAAAACCTTTACGCAACTTGTTGAACACTAGCGGGTTTGACTTCAACTGGTCTTCGGCGCCAAGGATGGTTGACCAAAACGTGAAAGGATCGGACTGGCCAATCATTTTGCTGGCTGTGCCCTTCTCACCCACGCCCCAGACCAATCCCTCATAAAAAGGGTCGACCTGCTGTAAGCCGGAGAACATGGCACCGCCGATATTCCCGCCGCCGACTCTAGTGCGGTCGGACTGGGTGACTTTTAATTTGCCCTTACCCTCGACGTTTAGGTTACCTAACGCCTCGGAGAGTTTCATCGGCTCCGTCGCCTTAGCTACATCTGCAGCCCGCCGTCCAGCCGCCGCCCGATCCGCCGCCTTAGCCGCCTCAACCAAAGCCTCTTGGTCAGTGGCCTTGGCTGCCTTGCCTGCGCCTTTAGCTCCAATCGTTAGGGCTGCTTTAATTGGCATCAGGGCTCCCCGATCACATACTTAGACTTATTGCCGTTGCGGATTGCCAAGATGGTGTAGCCCTTTGCCCTAAGTCTATGGATTTGCGCCGGCAGACGACCGATCCCCTTCTTCTTTGCGTAGGCTTCATCGATCCAGCCGTTTGAGAGAAGTCGGTCAAGGGTTAGCATCAGTTGGCTACGCTGCATAAGGGTTCACGCGCTTAGGTCTGAATTCGGCGTAATCATCATCGTCCCTTGCCGGTGGGTCTATGTCAAGGAACCCCGCATCTCTGAGGTATCTGAGCGCCTGAGTACAGGTATCGACAAAGTCGTCATGGGTGGATTCTGGGAATGAGCAAATCTGACTGACGAACCCCTCAGCCCAGTCTCGGACGTATCCCTTCTTGACCATTGACTCGGGGATGTAGACCCGCTTATGGGCGATGATGTTGGCCACAATCGATAGCCTCTGGATCTTATCCGCCCGGCCGGGGTTGTACGCCCTCACCGGCAGACGCGCCCGCTGCAGGTCTTGGATGAGACTTATGCCCGAGGCTTTGTCTTCAATGAGGATTAGGTCAACCTTCTTGCCGTCTTTGCCCTCCCCGTAGGTCACCTTGTATTCCTCGATGACCTTCGGCCGCAGGTCGGGGTACTGGAGCCTATCCTGCCATGCGTCTATCAGCATGACCGCGGTTGGGCCGTCCATGGGCTGGAAGATCCCCCAAGTCGTGCAGGCGGTGGGATCGTTGACGGTCTTCTCGGTATAGGCGCAGTCGTAGGACTGCAGGATGAAGTCGAACTTCGGAAACGGCTTCTCAGCCGGCCAGAGCTTGAACATTTCCCGCTTGACGATCCCCGACTCCTCGGGATCGATGATCTCAGCGTAGATCTCCTGCCGCCCCAGCTTGGTTCCCTCGTACTGAAGGATCTGCTTTTGGAAATTAGGGGACAGGTTGGCTAGGTTGTCATAGGTGGACGCAGTAGTAAGCGTTACATCGTCCCCATCCCGGCCGACCAGATCGATGATCAAGTCTTTAGGCCGCGGGGTAGTGGTGGCGATAATCCGGGTTCTGGAGCCAAGCCGGACCGAGAACATGATCTGATCCCACGCCTCATCGAGGTAGTCCCAAGCGGCCAGCTCGTCTAGCCATGCCCCGTGGAACTGCGGCCCCCGGAAGCGCTCTGGCTCCGAGGCTGGGATGCCTTTGATCAGGCTGCCATTAGTCAATTTAATCTCGTGGAAGGCGCGGTTGTAATCTGCCACAAGTGAATCGGGTATAACTGATAGGAGCCCTGAATCTCCTTCAAAACAGGTCGCCCGAACATCGGAGCTGGTGGGCGCTCCAACCAGCCAGCGAGTGCCTGCTTCCTGCCATGCCCACCACCCCACTTGCTCCGCAGCCGTCCGGGTTTTGCCGGCACCGCGGCCGGCGAGCATAAGCCATATCGTCCACCAATCCCCAGCCGGCACAATCTGGTGCTTATGGGCCTTAGTGAGCCAGTTAGCCCGCCAAGCCCATGCGGCCTGATCCTCGGCTGGCAAAATGGAGAACTTGGCCTGAATCTCTGGGTCGGCCAGCAACTCAGCAAGATCAGTCATCCCTCATTCCTGAGCCTGCTTCTTTAGCTCTAGGTTCTGCAGGATGGTCGAAAAGAGGGTCTTGGTCTCCACCTGAGCGTTGATGTGCAGGGGGTTATCTTTATCCCCAGTCAGCTCCACCCGGTCCCCGTACTTCCGGGGCTTCAGTTTGGCGGCCACCCATTTGCGGGCATCGATCCGGTTCTTCTGCCACTGGATATAGGCGCTGTGCATCTCAATTTTGATCAGCTCCCCGGTCTTACTGTAGATCGGATTCGTCTCAGGAGTTTCGTCAGCAATGGCTTGGATTTCGTCAGCCAGCGTATCGGCCTGCTCTTCCCGTGCTCGCGTGTACATCTCGGAAAACTCAGGGTGACGCGCCAACCACAAATACACCGACGACTGGTTTGGCATATCCTCTCTCATACAGATCTGTCTTAATGCTTCTCCGTTAGATATGCGAGTACAGATCTCTGAAGCGAGTTTTAGGTTGTAGTCTGTTGGGCGACCGGTCTTTTGTTTTGGCGGGTCTTGAACCGGCGGTTGGCCGATGGTTGAACCGTCCGTTGACGGGCCGTTTACCGGATCGTTAGCCTTCGGTTTACCCTTCGGCTGCTTAGTTGTTTCAGGCATCACCCTTAATCCAATCGAATTGATATCGGGCAATGATACGGCCTCGCTCTCTTTCCCGCTACTGTTTCATCACCCAGACTGCCCCCTACCCCAAAAGGCATGAGACAGGCTAGGCATCACCCCCAGTCAGAGCTGGACCCCCATGCTACGGATTGGATACCGTACACCCTCGACTTAGGGGCACTGCCAGTCGGCGGATTCTTACGGATTTGCACCGGGTCGCCTAAGCGCCTTACCGCTACCCTTTCCTTCCGAGCGCCGAGGTTACGGCCCTACTGTCGTGCGGAGTACGGCCCAAGAAAAGAAAAAGCCCCATTACGGCTGGGTTCCAAGCTCCGACGGAAGTGAGCGGCAGAAGATCGCTCTCGACAACCGAAACCCATGCGTAATAGGGCTAGGTCTTCTGCTAGTTCACCCTTCCGAGGTGGCCTGATCTTTTTCTCAGACGAGCCAATTATGAGATCTCCTGATCAGTCTTGCAAGTAGGAAGGGAGAGAGATGGAGTATTAGTTTCTCAATTTTCCTCCAAACCCGCACCAGTGCTCGATCTTAGGGCTTCGGCAGTGGATTTGGGGCGGGAGCCAGTTGTGTACAACAACCGAACCCACGTTGCCGGAAATTCGTTTGTTCTGGCTCCCAAGACGGCTGGGTGCTACCCGGACCGGACGACTGTTGGCAGCACCCATGCGTCTTAGGCCATTGCTTCCTTAGTCTCTTGCCGCAGCACCCACGCCCGAACCTGATCGAGCTCGGCCTGCATCTGAACCGTAGCGCGGTGGATACCGGTCGTATCAACACCATTGGCGGCCATCTTCTGGAGCTGGGTCGCTAGGATCGTCAGGCGGGCCACATTAAACCCTAAGTTATTACCGTCATCTATCTTCAATTTGTCCTCTCAACGGGCGGTTAGCCAACCGTTAACGGCCGGTTAACCGTCGGTTAAATTGTCTTATTCTTAGCCTCTTCGATGGTGATGGTGTAAGCCTTACCCTGCACATCAATCACCGTAATTCGCTTAGTTGTGGATAGCATACTCCCGTCCTTATCTAAGTCAAACCGGACCTTTCCTACCGAGTCGATTAGCTGGTTTTGGTCATGGGCCTTCAAGTACTTAGAAATCAGGTGGGCAAGGTAGTCGCAGTAAGCGGGATGCACGGTCAGCTTATCCATGGTTTCTGTCTCGGTTCTCAAATAGTTCAAAGGCGGTAATAAAAAGCTCTGGCCAAGTCGCTTGGATCTTCTCCCGGTTCAGGGAATCAGCCCGAAACCAAGTCAAGGCTAGGGACTCAGCAAAGCCCCCAAGATGGCCGTTAGCCATGATGTTAGCGGCTTGGTGGAAGTCCACCGGCCGGCGCATTTTGATGACTGTCATCTGTTTTTCTCCCATCCATAAAAGACCCCCTCGGGGGCGGTTTCGTTAAGCCTCTCAGCCTCTTCCTGCGCCTCAAACTTCTCCTCAAACCAAGCCACCTGCTTGGCTGAGGTAAAGCCCACAAACTTAACTACGATCCATCCTAGTGCCATGACTATCTCCCCGGGATCGGATAAAACTTGTTAAACAGCAAAACACCAGTGACCCCCGACCGAAGAGCAGCTGACTCCAAGCTGGCCTTGACCACTAAGTCGCGGTCCAAAGCCTCGACGGTTTCTACAGCCACCGAGCCAACATCACCCTCCGTGTAGGTTGACCGATTCTTGCTCCGGAGCCGGCAAATAATTTTGTCACCGGCCTCTTCGAGGCACTGAGCGATGATCCATTCATCGCCAGCGAAATCTACTGATGCGCGACCTTCGATTGCTGTTGCCATGATTTGTCTCCTTATCGTGCGGTAGTTTTGACAGAGAACACTGCGGTCGTCTTGGTGTACTCGGCAACGACCTCAGCAGGAATCTTGTACTTGGCCATGATTGCCTTGTAATCAACCGTAGAACGGTTGGACTCGATAACGATAGCCTTGAAGAGATTGCCCTCAAAGACCTTGGAGCCGCCGGGAGCAGTAGCTGCATCCTTAAGCTCGTCCTTGATTGCGTCAGCCTTGGCGGTCAGATCTGCGATGGTGGCCAGCAGAGTGCCGAGTTCGTCGATCTGGGTCAGTTGGATGTCTACGGTTTTCATTTCGCTTTCCTTTCGCTGTCCGGTCACTGCGACCGTAAGGAGAGTGTAATTTCAAGTTAGATTCTCTTGCAAGCCCTTTTTCAACTTTTTTTGAATACCCCCTAAGTTTTAGTCGGGTATTACCTTGAGGTGTCCCTGCTCGAACAGCCATCCGATGGTCTTGCGGTGGGCTTCCTCCCACAGCTCATGACGCTCCTCCCTGTTTAGGGAAGCTCCCTGATCAAGCTCCATGTGGCAGCGGTGGCAGAGGGCGGCTATCCGGTAATCGTGGGCCTTGATTGAGCGCCCTTTTCCGTCCCGTAGCTGGTTTGAATGGGCCGCCACCACCGTTCCATCCTCCCGGCCGCAGGATTGGCAGGGAGAGGCTCTGACGACCTCCAGAAGGGTTTTATTCCGGTAATGGGTCACTTGTTTTTGTTAAACCACTTTTTGTTTTGCTCCCCAACCCACATCCCGGCGCACCGCAGCTCCAGCTCTTCTGATGGGGGGTCAGCCTTTAAAGCGTAGTTCATTCCCAATTTAAAACCCTCCGCATGGGCCTTATCGATTTGATGGTCAGCCAGCAACCATGCCACCGCAATCATGAAACCATAAAGAACGATTTTCATAGTCTTGTCGTGCCTCCACTGTTTCGATTTGCACACGGCCAAATATTCCGAAAGGCATCTCGGAGTAAAACATCGGCGGTTCGGTGACGAATGGCTGGATTGTTTTGTAAGTACATTTTTGCAATGTCAGTTACTTGACCTATGGTTACGTTGACATTTGCAGGCAGGCAGTGGTTGATATGCTGATGGGCATCAAATACCCCAACCACATAACCCATCACATACATTCGCTCCCCACCGCTTTGATCTTGCATCTTGGTATACAAGGTATTACCTGTCTCAAACTCAGCCCGGGCCATGGCCGGGATCATCAGCATGGCGATAAGTAGTTTTTTCACATTTTCCTCTGGCAGTTAAATGCTTGAGTTCCCACCCTGAACGACCCCGAATACCTACAGTCTTCTATGATGTCGCTTTGCTTATAAAGCAATCCAAGTATTAAACCGAGTATTAGCGCAATCGCAGCTCCAAGAGATTCAGCCCAGACTGTCTTGCACCATGCCTTAAACTTTTTCCATTCAATTAAAGGATGTCCGTTCATTGCGTTGCCCCCGTAACGTAGTCGTGAACTATCAGACCTCTTTCAATGTTTCCTACCCATGTCGGTTTCACCCACGACACTTTTCCGGTTCTTAATTTTCTAAAATGCCCGCGGCGCTGATGCCGTGCCGGACTTGCATGGGTTCCGCCTTGATGCTCTTTTCTCGGCGCACTCGGTTTTAATTCAATCGTGACCCACTCATAAATCGGTGGTTTGTTTTTAGCTCTACGCTTTTTGTTGATAAACGATGATTTTTCCTCGCCGCGATAAGCGGTCAACATGGTGTTATTAACCTCTGCTTTCCGGTTTAGTAACGCTAATGTCTTGACGGGTTTAGTCATCATAATTTGCTCTAACCCCTCGCACATTTTTTTAAAGTCTCCCCTTTCAAACGTTTTTTGAAGATCCGATCTAACGTGCAAAAAGGTATTGGTGAAACGGTTTTTTCTGTTACAGATTATGGCGGCTGGAGTGGGGTCTGGATATTCTGAGTAGTAAGCACAGATTGCTGGGCCTTCGTAACTAACTTTATAGACTTCATCGTCAAATGTTATTTGCTTACTGTAAGTGATGATGAATTGAGGTTTTTCGCCGTCATGATTAAAAATAATTGCTACGTCATCCGCAGGCATTGGAATTTCGTCTAAAGCAAAATTAGCTACATCCCAACCGATGGAACGCGAATACTCGTTAAATTCGTCCTCATAGTCTTTTGGTAAATCAGTCAAATCAAACCAAGTGTATTCACCAGCATCAAATCCAACTTTTGATGCGTAGTGCGCAACGTTTTTGTTCATTTCATTCTCCTCACAATAAAGTTATTTGATGCCATTTCACTTCTAGCTTTTTCGGTTTCGGTGTACGAATCCGTCTTATCTTTTCGACCATCACATGGAATCGTTTTGGGTGCGGCCACTCGTTATCGCCCTCGACCACCACTAGAAACCGCTCCCCCTTATCGAATACCGCCTCGACCACTCCTTTTTCATTGGTCTCGCAGATCAATACCCAGTCCCCTTCCACGATCTCCGGTGCCATTTAAATCGTTACCCTGCCCTCGGCTCTAAGGTTGGCCTGCTCGGTTCTCCAGATCTCGACCCGTGTCTGTGCAGCGACTAACTCCCAGCGCAACCGCTCTTCCATCTCAACTGCCGCCTGCAAACCTTTAATTAGCTTCCGGTAGTCCTCATGGGCATACGCCTCTCGCTCTTGTGCCCCGATGGATTCCTCAAGGCTTCGTTTCATCAGCAATGCTTTTTGAGATTTCCGAAACTCTTCCAAATACACTCGCTCCGCTTTTGCCTTTGCGTATAGCTTTGCGTTATCAAAAATGTAATCAACTGCATCGTGCGGGTCTCTTTCATTCATTTTTTAGCTCCTCTTCTCTTCGCTCTAACATCGCTTTCGCTATCTCAAACGCATCTTTTGCTAATGAGGATGGTGGTTCCATTACATCTGCCCGACCCACCAATCCAGCCAAGGCAAACCCTGCGTACAGATCCAGCAATCCCGGCTCCTCTACTTTCTTTTGTCTAGCCATAACACCCCTCCGATAATTGCCACCATTGAAACTACGAATATCCAAACATCAGTTGCGTGTGATGCCTTGACCATCGACATCCAGATCTCTGCGTTCATGTTCCGTACTCCTTCACAGTGACTATTACTTTCACAACTTCCCCTTTCAGGGCCCAAAACTGATTCTCTTTTAACCACGCCTGCGCCTGCCGCCGGGTTCTGAATAACATCGTCCTGTCGGCTTCCCAATACTCTCTTGGCGGGTAATTCACAAAGTACTCTCGCTTCGTTTTAATTGCCCACGCTTCTCTTCTGGCCATCTAATTCCTCTACTTTTATTTTCAACATCCCGCCGATGCTCTCGGCCCAATAAATTCTCAGATCTACAATCAATGAGTCATCGATATAAATACCTGCGTGACCCAGCGAATCAAGAACTGCCTTTAATAAATTGTCCAAGTCCCTTCTGCGGTTATCCGGCCGATAGGCTTCAATCACCACCTTTACCGGCCCAACCGTAGACTTGCCGCGGCTTTGCAAAAAGACTTGCTCACCAACAGCTTTCCGATACTTCCTGCCGGCTTCGCTGATCACCACCATCCCGCGGTAAGACCTCCAGTAATGATTTACTGATGGTGGCCATGGCAGCGTTAGTTCAACCACTGGCGCTCCTCTTTTGCAAAGTCCCTTGCCTGAGCTTCGATCATTTGTTTAAGGCTTTTCAGCATCCTCTTGAAACGCTCCTCGTCACCATCGGCAACCATGGCCATCGCTTTCGCACAAAGCAGGGTTCCAGTCTCATTCATCACCGCCAAAGCAAACGCCATGTCATGCTCATGAGCCAACTCCCTTAATTCTTCCAAGGCGACATTTGCAACCCGTCCGGCCTCTTCGCATATTTCTTGAACTTTTTCTTTATTGATCATTTCCATGTATCGCCTCGATTTCCTTTTTTCCATTGATCCATCACATCGGATTCCAAAATAGAGCCGGGATGTTTTTCATTCCAGCCTTGTAACCACTTATGCGTTTTGTCTCGATCTGCAAGACGCATTCGTATGACCCATCGGACAAGGTGCCGATGTCGGTCTTGATCTTCGCCCTGCCCTTCTTTCCAGTTTTTATATTTTTCATATACATCCACATCAAAAATCGCCTTTCTGATCAAACGTCATCGGCATCGAGTCTGGGTTTTCCAAAAACTGATGACTGTCTTTATGGAACCAAAGTGAGTACCAATCCTCGCTTTCCCCGTTTCGCTGCTTCTCACACATCAACATCGCATCCGGTGTGGCGTTATCTACGCTGTTACCTGCCTGTGCGGAATGCTCCTTCTTTTTGTTTCTCCAGACAAGCAAAACGTTATCCACCTGATCTGCAATCGATCCAGTTCCCTTGATGTCGTTTTTATTTGGCGTCACTTCCTCGCTTGTAAGTTTTCTGATGTGATGAATAAGATGAATATGAATGTTGTGATCTCTGGCCAATGCCGTCAGCTCATCAACAAAATACTTTTGAGCGTTGTAATCGTCTTCGCTTGGGACGCATTTCATAAGTGAGTCGATAAATACATGGGTGATACCAAGTTTTACCGCGCAATATCTCGCCATGGCGATCACTTGCTGTGCATTCGTAGTCCCCTGCTGGTCGTAAAACCACAAGTGATTTGCAGAAAAGTCTCTGAATCGATCCACCAGCTCTCCGATGTATCGACTCTTATCTGAGAACCGCGGCTTATCGATGTTCTCTCCCGAGAACTGTCTGATCATTCGGTAGATCGACCGCTTGGGTTTCATCTCAAATGAGGCGATACAGACTTTCTGCCCTTGCTTTATGAGTCCCATGGCGATCTGCCCGGTGATTAGGGATTTCCCTCCCCCGTTGCCTCCGGCATACACCGTGACCTCCCCGGGCCGGAAATGGAACGACGCCTGAGTCTTAGTCCAAGGCATGGCGATCAGCGCCTCCTTGGGTGGATTGACTACGTCTTGCTTGATGTCCTCTAACCAGACACCGGCCTCCCGAATCTTCTGCTGCGGCTCGGTAGCGTGTAGGTAGGCAGAGAAATCGATCTGGTCAGACTGCAGGATGTTCAACTTTTACTCCCTCGTTGTAGATGAGATTTCCCTCGATTAGGGTGAAAACCGACTTGGCCCCGGCAAGACTGAAAGCTCGGTGGGCAGACAGAATCCGATCCCGGGTATCGTTGCCATCGATGTGAACCTGCAACCCAACCGCAAACCGAAGGTCCAAAAGATCAATCCGGTCGGCAGGCAAAATGTCCACCTCGGGGTGATTCCAAAACTCAGGAATTTCAGGCCATAGCGAGGCTAGGGATGAGGGGTTGATACCTACCCATACCCACACCGCTTTGGGAGCCTTACGGTTCATCCTCATGCGTCTGAGAGGCACATCTCCGGTCATACAACCTTCCTCCCAGCAAAAACTCCCTCATTTGGACTGTCCCCATTAGGGTCTCCATCAAGCCACCGGGACTGGTTGATGTAGGTCATCGGAGCAGGCACAAACCCCTCCTTCCACTGCTGGGTCTGCTTCATCGCCCGGACATGGGTCAGGATCTGTTTGGCAACATCGTTTAACCCATGAGCCAGCCACTTGTCCCGACAACCGGTTTTGTTGATCTTTCGAGGTCCGGTAGGCCAAATCGACCAAAACTCATCAAAAGGGGATATAGGGGTTTCTTTTATTGGTTCTTGGTTATTGGTTATGCCCCCCATCGGCTCGCCGCCGGTTGACGGCTGGTTAACCGCCGGTTCAGAGCCTTTACTGGCGCGGCTCTTAGAGTCTTTCTTTTTCCTGACAGACACGCTTTTTTTGGCGTTTTCGACGTTTTGTTTAACGAATCTTTGGTACTTTTTTATTTCATTTTCGCAACGCTCGTTAAACCATCCGTCAACCGTCCGTTCAAAGAACTCGTTTAGCACCGGCTCGATGACTTCCAAATCAAGCCTTACCCGCTTGGCAAGCGCACCCATATCCAAAGTCAGGGGCTTTTCAGTGATGTAGTAAAGGTCTAAAAGCCGCCTGTAGGCCAAGTCCTCGGCATCCGCTAGGTGCATGGTCCGGGTCAGGTAGTCTCCGATGTGGAATTTGTAGTAGTTCACTTGACCTCCCCGAATAGGTCTGGGCGAAGGTCTACCCGCTTTACACACCCCTCCGTAATCCGCTCGATCTCTAAGGCCAGCTCTGGACTGGGAACCTTGAACCCGTTTGTGATCTGCCCAAGCCATGTCCTGCTGATCCCCAAAGCCTTAGCCAGCTTGGCTTTAGAGCCATAGGGTTTAGTTGAAAAATACTCTTTTAAAGTCATCTCATCCCTTTCAGAAGATAACTGGATGTTACACTCTTTTTCAGCCATTGCAAGAGGCTTGTATTTCCCAGTTAGATACTTTATGCTTTAGGCTCCTTAAACACCGAAAGCGAACTATGGAAGACGACAGAGCGATGTGGGAACAAGCGAATTTAGAGCTAATGCAAGAGACCGAGGATGCCCTGCATAGGGCAGAGGCAGGTCAGGCCAGTCAGGACGACTGGAAGCTGATTTGGGCCGCCTGCGGTCTTTCTAAACAAAAGGAAAGCGAAAAATGAGTCTAACAGTCAAAGCCGGTAATGAAAGCAGTTTCGCCCCCGTACCCCCGGGAATGCACTTGGCCCGTTGCTATCGAATTATCGATCTTGGAACTCAGAAGTCTGAGTACATGGGTCAAACCAGATACCTACCTAAGGTCATGATTCAGTTTGAGGTTCACGGTGAGGATGATCAAGGTAACCCCTTGGTGACCCCTAAGGGTGAGCCGATGGCGATCAGCAAGAACTACACGGCATCGCTATCTGAAAAAGCCACGCTTCGTGTGGATCTTAAAAACTGGCGTGGCCGGGACTTTACTCCTGAGGAACTTAAGGGGTTTGAGCTTAAAAACATCCTTGATAAGTGGGCCATGATCACCGTGACCCGATCACCCGGTAAAGATGGCAAGGAATACACCAACATCGGGGCGGTCATGCCGGTTCCGGCCAACATCAAAAAAGCTGGGCTACCGGCTGGATTCAACGAGCCTGTAATTTTTTCCATTGAAACCCCAGACATGGAGTTATTTCAGACTTTCAGTGACGGCATTAAAAACAAAATCATGGCCTCACCAGAGTGGCAAGAGCGTTCCGGTGGAGTTACAGAAGGCATTCCGTCAGCAATGAACAACATTGCAAAGCTCGATGACGACATTCCTTTTTGATGGACATAAAGACTGAACGTGGGCAGCAAACCCTTCGGGATGAACAAGACGCTGCGCTTATTTGGGAAAGAAACTTCCCGGCGTATCAATATGTTCAAACCCCGAAGGACCAGCCCGCTTTGGTCGATGCCATGCTGGTCAAGGATAAGGTCATTATGTATTGCGTAGAAACTAAGTGTCGATACGACATGACCTTAAACGATCTGTTTACCCATCGAAACGGTGAATGGCTCGTGACCTACGAAAAGATTTTAAAGGCCAAACAGATTGCTTTAGGGCTTGGTGTTCCTCTGATTGGCTTTCTTTATTTGGTGTCAGATAAGATTTTGCTGACCCAAAAACTTACCGACGCCTTAGGTAACTTTGTTTGCAAGATGCGCACCGAAGACACCGAAACTCAGAGAACGGTAAACGGCGGGGTAATTACAAGAAAAAACGCTTTTATCGATATGGATGAGGCAAAAATTCTAATGAATAAGACGAAGGATTAAGCGCATGACATTTGTTTGCCCTTTGCCACCAATTAAGGTTTTGGTTCGCCCTGAGTATCTTTATGACTTTCAGTGTGAACCCGACGCTCCCTTAATCAAAGGCATCTGGGTCAGTGTTAAGGCTATTCGTGGCGAGGCGTTCAGGTTTGAGACTTACCTGCCAGAATACGGCGCTTTGTACGACAAGCTACCCATTCACGCCTTCAATCATCTTGACTTTAAAGAAGAGGGCGAAGACTTGCCGCTCGATGTTCTTCAGATTTGGGATGCTTTGAGTTATTACGTCACCGTGGTTGATAAGCCTTTCCTCAAGGGACTACGAGCTGAGTTTTTTGGCAAGGATCGCAAGACTCATAAGGGGGAATATATGTTCACCTTGGACACTTGTAACCCAGACCCACGGATTCCAGACTTCACCTTATCGGAAACCGCTGATGAGCATAAGAGCTACAACCTCTTGAAGCTCGACAATGGCCAGTTTGCTTTGCAGCCCAATAACCGCTGCCGCTTCTTTGAACCAGCTTTCAATCCGGAACAACTGAAGCATCCCGACTTCAAGGTGGCAACCAAAAAGTATCGGGTAGAGCAGGCTGCCAAGTGGCGACTGGGGGATACCACCACATTTACTTACGAGACAGGAGACTGAAGTGGCGGAGCTTATTGTTTCATCATTTAAATCAGAGGCTGGGCACTGGTACACCCGGGACGGAGAGCCAGCTTACACAACGGTCGGCAGCAACAAAAAAGAGCGACCTACAACCCTGCGGGATGCTAGAAAACTAAGCCTTGTCCCATCGGTCACTACAATCCTAAATGTAATGGCCAAGCCGGGACTTGAGAACTGGAAGCTCCAGCAAGTATTGCTTGCCGCCCTAACCCTTCCCCGCTGGGATCAAGAGGCCGAAGGTGCTTACATCGACCGGATCATTGCCGACTCAAAAGAGCAGGGCAAAGCCGCAGCCGAGGTTGGCACTGACATCCATGCAGCCATTCAAACGCATTACGAGGGTAAAACCCCAGCCGCTTACCAAAACTATGTCGACGGATGTACTAAGGCTATATTGGCACACTTCAATGACTGGGAGTGGATTGCGGAGAGAGCCTTTGCCCATGAGCTGGGATTCGGCGGAAAGTGTGACCTCCATGTACCTGCGTCTGATAAACACGCCGGTTTGGTGGTGGACATTAAGACCAAAGAGTTTACTGACCCGGACAAAGTCGAAGGCTTTGATGACCACCTTATGCAGTTGGCCGCCTACCGGGTGGGTCTTGGCTGTCCAACGGCTCGATGCGCTAACGTCTTCGTATCACGGAATGTTCCGGGTCTAACCAAGATCATTGAATGGTCAGAAGAGGATTTAGAGCGAGGCTGGAAGATGTTCATCCGCCTTTTAGAATTTTGGCAACTGAAGAATAACCACAAATGAAAACAATAACCGCATTTCAAACGTCTGATGGCAAAGTATTTACATCTGATGTCGATGCCAAAAGACATGAGAAGTTTCTTGAGCATAGGGACGTTGTAGAAGAGTTTTTAAAAAGCGACCTAAACAAATATCAGTCCGCTGTTCAGAAAAACATTGCGAGAAACACTATTACCTATTGGGAAATATGGAAGACCCAAAATTCTAAATAAATTGAGGAAACCATGACTACATATTCAATTGATTTGGTAAAAATTCCTAAAGACGTTTATGGAATATCAGAGGCAATCATTGATGATGAAACCGGAGAGACTGTATTCGTTGTTGGGGAAAACAGGGCGCTCGCAGAGCGATTGGTTGAATTTATGAACAGAATGGAACGATTAGAAAATGCTGACAAATGAAGACATCAAGCAGGTTTTCTTTTACTGCGAAAACAAAGACCCGAATGGTTTTTACGCCAACGATGTAGACATCATTGAGTTCGCTAGGAAACTTGAGGCGTTAATTCTTGCCGATGTGGCAAAAAAAGCCCCCGAGTAGGGGGCAAAAGAGGGTGTGGCAGGAGTGTTAAGGCCACGAATCCCCCTGAGGAGACAATTTAATCAGTTGGTAGACCCATCGCTTCCTTGCGACGACGCATATCTTCAGCGAAGGTTGTTAGAGCGCCAACTGGAGCACCAGCAGCGGTTCCTAAAGCTCCGCCGGGAAGTCTAGAAATAATATTGGCTGCAGTCACACCGGGACCGCTATAAGCCCCTCGAAGCGCTGTTATAAGAGCCGGCACAGCCAATGACATCTCTGGCGATATAAAGGCTTGTGCGGCTGGAATTTGAGATCCAACGGCTGGTACCGCACCGACCGTAGTTCCTAGGGCCCGAGTTCCGGGTCCACCCTCTGGCTGAACAACACGCTTACCCATTACGTTTACAGCCGCATCCGCAAAATCACGGATTGGAACATCAACCCCCGTCATGTTTTTAGATGCCCGACGAAGCATTCCCGGGGTAATTACCCCATTTATCGCCTCTGCATATTTCGTTGCTCGGTCATAGGGCAAACTATTTTTAAATGCAGTATGAATTTGATTTAATTCGGTAGCTACATCTGGATTAGCGTCCCTTAGTTGCTGACGCATAAATTCTTGAAACTTAAAGATTCCAGATCCTGTGGTTCGGTCAACGGCGTCTTTTGAGGAAATATAATCCATGGCTTTGCTGCCAAGTGAGCTTTCCATTTCTCTAAAATTCTTACCAGCGATGTTATTTCCAGTTACAGCGTTTCCTAGTGTTTGATTGATTTCGTTGCGAAACATCTTTGCAGCTTTTTTTGACATTCCAGAGGCCAACTGATCAATCTGTTGTTGAATCACAGCTTTTTCTGTTGGAGTAAATGGCAACGAAATTTGATCGGCAATTGATTTGTATCGATCTGTAATTGTGTCTTTTACAAACTTATTTAATTCATAGCCGGGTTTGAGATTTGCAGGAATATCTACTTTCAGCGGATCAAGAACGGTCTTGGCAGCACCGTAATTAAATGAGTCTAATGCCCTACGCTCTGCTTTGACCACAGGACCAGAAACAAACGGCAAAAATCTTTGACCAAGACTTTCGGCACTTTTCATAAATTGACTTAACATTCCCGGCGTTAAGTCTGTAACGCCAGCTTGTCTTAGGCGTTGTAATTCAGAAGTAGCTGGAGCGCCCAAGAAGGTGCCTAATGTGCCCCCTGTTAAAGCACCCAAACCAGTTTGCAAACCTTTCTCTTTTGCAAACTCTTCCCCATAAACACCGGGGGTTACCGGTTGCAATCCTGCCGCGCCAGCACCACCAATTGTTCCAGTAACCGCACTTGCAGTTCTTGGCAAATTCGGAAGGGCGCGACTAGTGACATCATAGATTTTCTTGCCCACACCTGCTGGACCAACTAATCCACCGATAAATTCTGCTGGGCGCGTAGTTGCATACGATAATGGACCAGCAACTTTATTGATGTTTTCCTGCATTACATCTACTTCTTGAATCAATCGGTCTACAGCCGATAGATCACGCTTTGGTTTATCTGCAAACAAAATATCTTGAAGAGTTTGTGATGGTTTTTCTTCAAAAATTTTTGAAATTAGTTGAGCGCCACCAAGGATTGGTCTGGCAGCACTTGTTACTAACTGCAGAGGCATCAATGCCGCACCCGTTACTGCTTGTTGGGCTATTTTTGCGGGTCCAGTCAAAGGCTCAGTTGTGCGCTCTAAAAGCGTTGGATCTCCAAAAATTGGATCTATAACCGAACCTCGGACATCCGCTACCGATGGTTTACCCACCGTAGCACCGCGTGGAAGTTCTGGCATACCAGACGGCCTTAATGAGGCCCCCGGCGGAAGTGGTGGCAAATTTTCTAAATCATTCATTTTACGGGCGTCCCATCGTCTTTATATACCCAGCCAGTATTGGCGTCATTAGGAATGATTTCTCTGTTACCTAAATAAACCGGTGGTCGTGCTGATGGTGTTGGACGGCCTTCTGGTCTAGCCCCACCAAGTCGTGACTCAAACCGTTTAAGTTCAGGTTCAAATAAGAGTGGTGATTGCCTACGATTCCACGCATCAAATGTTTTTTCAGCAGTAATTCCTACACCAGCGTGTTGGGAAATATATTCATATCGAGCAATATCTCGTAATGCCGCAGCTCGCCTCATATAAGTTGCAAATAAGATCAGTTCTTTTGGATCTGAAATATTTGGTAATGACTGTTCTAAGAACCGACGCTCTCCTTCGGTTGGCATTCCACCAAATGCAGCTCTAATTTCTTTTGCCACCATGTCTTTAGTAGTTTTATCTACAACACCGGTTGCAATCATTCGCTTATATTGTTGAGGATTGCTAAATCCTAAAGCGTCAATCAATCGATCATAAATTTGAATAGGCGCGGCTAAAATCCCGCCTTGTATATCTTTTGTTGCTTCAATTACGGTATTGAAATTAGCAAGATTTTGATTTGCCGCTTCATACCGGGCACGGGATTTTTGCAAAATTCCATCTTTGCCATATACAAATTCACGTTCCTGACGAATTTGATCTTCCATAGCCTTTAAGGCTTCTGGGCTTCCCGGTTCAAATCCAGACGGAGCTTTTACAACCGGCGGAGCTGCTGGTAGAGGAACTTTAAATCCATCAGCAGTTGTAAACATTTCAACGTCCCTTGGAGCACCACTAGAAACTCTGGGCGCTCCGCTAGGTGCGCCACCAGAAGTTGTTGGCGCTGTGCCAGTAGGCGCTACAGAACCCGAGGGTGTTGCCCCGGGAAGAATTGTTGGAATTAGTTTTTTAATTTCCGCTAATGCGTTTGATTGAACTGTTCCAGTTGGAGTTCTAATATCAATTGGCTTGATTGCCTCAGTTAGATATTTTGTTGCAATACCCTGTTTAACAACAGCAGATGTATTTGGGTCTTGCAGTAAAGTTAGGTCTTTAACAATATCTGTTGGCTCCGAGTATTTAATTCGAGCTTTGGCAATATCTCCAAGAACTGTTTTTGCGTCCCCGCCAGATGAAGCAAGCATCAGCTTTGTGGTTGTTGGGTCTGGTAACCAACCGCCGTCAGTTCCTACCCGTGGACCGGTTGTAGACGGTGCAGCCTCACCAGAAGGGGTTGTTGATGGTTTTATTAAATCACCACCATACAATTGATTTAGCGCTTTCATTGCCTCTTCGTTTTGAGACAATGTGTATCTTTGACCAGCAATCGTTGCTCTAGCTTGAGCTAATGGTAATGCAGCTTCCGATGCTTTTTCTAATTTGGCACCAATTACGCCTGATGCCCGTCCTAACGCCTCACCTGCACCTCCGGTCTTACCCGGATCTAATAAAGCGCCAGCAACTTGAAACCAATTTGGTTCACCTGATGCCTTTTTTTCTAAAGTTTCTAAAATTTTTGTGACTTCATCAAAATAGTCTTGTTGAGCCTGACCGCTCATACCAAGACCCGATGGCATCGACGGAACAACCGACCCGGCGGTGGCGTATCCGCGCACATCACCGCCGTGGCGATACTTTTTTACTGCACCACCATCTCTAAACAAAATATTTGACAAATCTTCTTCAGAAAATGGAAGTCCAGCGCTTCCTGATGACCCAGAGGTTGCCCAATTTAACCAATCTTGATCAGTTAAATTTCCGCCACTTGATTTATCACCAAAAAATTTACCTAACCATCCGCCAATCTTGTTAGCGGCAGAGGAGCCAAATTTAGTTTGACCAAGACCACCGAGAAGGGCGGCGATACCAGCGATCTGCTGAAGCGGAGAAGCCGCATACGCACCCGGAATCGGGCCGGTGTATTGGGTTGAAACACTGGTCGGAACGGCGTATCCACGCAGGACTGCCGCCTGATTGGCCAACTGCTGCAGCGGGAAAAGTTCCTTGTTCTGCTGGATGGCTTGTTGCTGCGCACCAAGGGTTGCAAGGGCATTGATATCCGCAATGTTCATGCCCTGACCGGCTTGGGCAAGAGCGCCTAACTGTTGGCCAGCGGTCAACTGACGGGATAGATCCCCTTGCGCGGCCGCTAGGGCTTGCGTATAGCCCGACTGTAGGGCTTGGGCCTGCTGACCAAGGATGTTTTGCTGAACGTCCCTAAGAGTCTGTCCTAGGGCTTCTGCGCCCCTTTTAGAGCCGAACTGCCCAGCCCCGACAAGTCCGGAGGTAACTCCGGGGGCGATATTTTGCTCAATCTGACGCTGACCTAGTTCCCCGATGCGTTTAACCACATCCTGAACATAGGGGTTCATGTAAGCGCCTACATTTTCATAAGCCTTTGCACCACCTGCGGTCTCAGCGAACCCTGCACCTTTTTGGAGCATCGGAGCATATTGACCAGCCGCCTGACCGGTCAGATCAAAAGCGCGTTGCTGAAGGGGAGATGCGCCGACATATTGAGCGCCTTGAGCGGCCTGAGCGCTCTTTTGGGCAAGCCCGGACAAATAATCCATGTACCAAGACGGGGCAGAGGTTGCCTGCGTCTGGGTGGTCGTAATGTTCGGAAGCGGCGCACCCTGAGTAAAACTCCCCCCGGTTTGAGTCGGGGTCGTTGTGGGCGTAGTTACCGTTGTTACCGGGGTCGTAGTTGACGGCGTTGTTGGTTTTACTGGTGTGGTTGGTGTGGTTGGGGTTGTCGTTGGCGTTCCTGCTGAGAAAAATGGCTGAACAGCGCTCAGAGGAACTTCGCTTGGAAATCCAAATAATGCAGGGTTGGTATTGATGTAATTTGTTACATCCTGAGGGCTATAACCTTGACTCTGCGCAAGAGAAGCCGCACCGGCATAATCGCCGGACTGCATTAAATTTTGGAATTGAGATAACTGCTCTTGTGTAGCCATATTTAACCCCTTAGGTATTCCAAAGGCGACTTGGCCTTAGGAGGTATTTTGTCCGTAGGCGCTTTACGCTTGTGCTCACGGATGTTTTCTCTCATTTTGTCCAGCATCTTGGCACCGGCCTTGTTTGAACCGTTCCCAAGTGCGGCTACGGTATCGGCATCAAACACATACTCACCGTCTGCCAGCATGGCTGGAATCTCATCTGACTGACCATCTCCACGACCCTGAACATAGTGTCCAGTGGCCCCGGTAATAAACTCAGGAATATGGCCACCCTTAGCCGCAGCTACGCCAGTTCGGGAGGCAATTGTTGATAACAAATTATCGTCTGCGCCACGAAGCTCGGGATATAACTGCTTTAACTGCGACAGAAACTGAGCCTGTTGTTGGGTGGCACCGGATGCCGGAGCAAGATAGGTAGACTCAAGGCTTCCGGGTAAGGCATATTGTGATTGTCCGGGTTGGAGCATTGATAAGCCTTGAGCCAATAAACTTGCAGTATCTTTATTTACACCGCTCATTAAATCACCCGTGTCGCCACCGCCTCCGGTAAACGCATCGTAAATATTTTTCACCGTATTTGCGGTGCGTAGCGTTGTAAGCGGATTTTGAGTAAGAGTTTCTAATCCAGCTTTGGCAAGGTTAGATAAACCCGTAGTTGTCGATATTGCGTCCCATGCTTTTGGATCAAACGGTATGCTTCGGTCAATGATTTCTACGGGTAAATTGTTCACTAAATTACTAGCAGCAAGCGTCCCGGCAGCTTCTACTGCTGGAATGGATGTGATTGATGGAACTGCTAGTTCCCCCAAAGGAAACACCTCTACACCCGCAGCCGGCAAAACTTCCGCAGCGCCTAGACTGCCTAGACTGCTTAGTGCGTTAGTGACATACGGCGCACCAAAATAAGTTAGGGCTGCAAGAGCAGCTATATTTAACGGATTTTCATACCACTTATCTTTTTCCGGCTCTTTATAAAACTCACTGGGCTGGCTAAAACTTCCCAACACATTGGGATCGGGACTGATGTTAGTTCCGTATTTTGCGTTGTAATCCTGAATTGACTTTATATACTTATCATCAAGTTCTCTTTTTTGCTTGATAGCGGCTTCATCAGTATTCCATGGACGATCAATGATGTTTCCAAATTGTTTTTGATAGCTCTGCGACCAAGGCTCATAGATATCTCGCCAATCCGGTGGCGGATTTTCCTTGATAACTTTGCCTTCAGGCGTATTTCCATAGGTTTTATCCCACTCTTCCTGACGACGTTTTGTTTCTGCGGCAAGTTCAGTAGCCTGTCGTTGTAGGTTTTCTTGGCCAGACGTTGCCAAATTTACAGGTGCTCCAAACCGTGCCTCATGGCTTTTATTCCATTCGGCAACCATACCGCTGAACGTGGGGCGCGGAGGAATAGCAGAGTCTTTTAAAACCCCACCTGACATTTGCATAATTTGATCGGCCGAAAGCCCAGTGATGCGGGCTAAATCTGCGGCTGATACTTTATTTGCCGCCGCCTCTCTAGCAATGTCGTATTGACTACCACCCGATTGTTGAATTTCTGCTATTCGATTGGCGATGGCTTGATCTTGTCCACTGACTGCATCAAGCCGCTGCTGTATGTTTTCTATTGGAACGCCTGTGGCCTGCGCCATTTGCATTGGCGAAACGCCATACTGCCCCATAGCGGCAGCGATCTGTTGATCGCTCATGCCGGGGTTAGCCTGCAAGTAAGAACGAATATCTTCTAAGGTTGCCATAATTATTCCACCGGCCTATTGATAGCGTTGACCAAAGCGGCCGCCCAGTCCTGCCAATTCATAAATGGCCCCGGACCGGGAATAGCCTCATTTGTAAATACATCTATTGCTTTTAAACCTTCCGCCCAAGACTTCCAATCCGACTCCGGACCCGGAACTGACAACTGCTGGGCAGCAAATGCCTCCACCATCAGGGAAGCCCATGAATCCCATGTGTGGTATCTCGGATCGTAGACTATGGAAATTGTCATCAGTAGCCTCGAACATCACCGAAGTTAGCATTCAACAATACCCGACCCATCTGGTAGTTGCCACCGACCACGTTACTTCTGAATTTAAGCCTCAGCTCCCGCCGTTGCTCCCGCATATCGATTTTGTGGGTTCCGGGGGCAAAGACATAAGGATTAGAAATCTTGTCTTCGGCTTGGGCATATGGGCGGCCAACCACATAAAGCTCCATATCCCCGTTTTGCAGAAAATCTGGTTCTACCCGCTCAAGGTGGAGCCACTTATTTAGTCCATCCAGCCCCGTTTGGGACGGTCCTCCACCCACCCAGCCAAGATCTGAGGTCTCAAAATAGGACTCGATGGCCAACGAAACCTCCCCGTTGACCTCGTCTGTGCCGATCTCATGCTGCCAAAGGGTGGTAAGCCCGGGTGGGGTCAAGAAATTAGCGGTTTCCGTTTGGGTGGCCGTGGCCGCTGCGGATAGGGTAACTGTGATATTTCCGGGGGTAGCGCTTGGCGCTATCGCAACAACCGTCGTGCCGGCCGGAACGCTGGCTGAATCCACCACCAGCCCCGTCCGAATTTGATTGGTTTCGAGCATTTCAATGTCGGTTGAGGCATTGAAGGTATCAATGGTCGCCGAGAATACGGTCTCTTCGACTGACAAATTAGTCCCGGCATTTATTGGGTAGGCGAAGACCTGAGAGAAGTACCCGGCGGTCCTACGGGAGCCTAATGCCTGCCCACCGTCATACCAAGTGTTCTCTCGGATGTTGTAAATAATGCAGTCATTGCACTCTTCTGAGTCTCCATTAGGGAAGAACCACCAAATCTCTCCAAACCGAGGAACCTTGGTAGCCCAGACCTTTTCCCGCTGGGAATAGTTCAGATTGTCAAAAAAGTAGTTTTGGTTCATGTTGTTCGGAATCTCTTTAACGACACCGTTATAGAGCAGGAATCGATCAACACCTATCCAGTAATAAATTCCGTCATATTCAATAACTGACTGAGAAGACAGTATTGAGGTTTGGGTAGAAATGGTGTCATAACGCCAGTAAAGGGTTGGGCCGTAGTTTCCTGTTCCGGCAACACCTACTGAGGTCGGAGCGTAGGACACACGAATTAAGGAATCCAGCGCCCAAAAAAGCCCTGACGGAGCGTTAGATCCGCCTCGAACTGGTAACCCTTTGACAATTTTAGTTGATGCTACATTAACCTCGTTTGCATCTGCACCGTTCCAATTAAAAGGATCTCCGGCAGATGAATTTTTAATCAGGCCGTTATCCCCATAAACAAAGACATAGGGGTGTAGGACAACTACTCCGCCGGAGACCGATATGGTTGCTCCGGTCGGATTTGAACCGTTGATGTCTTTTAAAGGTGTGGATATGCTTCCGGTAACCGGACAAGCCAATACTGGAGTGTTTACAGTGCTATCAATCTGAGCCAAGTTTTGACCGGGATGGGCTAACAGTAACGTTGCACCTACCCCTTGAGTGTCAAACATGGCGTCAAACTGCCATAAATTGTTAGGGTTAGAGTCAAACCCGTCTTCAATAGTTGCTACAGGAACGCTGAACCCCGATCCAGTTCCGCCTATGCTTGCCGCCGTTGCGCTAAGAACATCTCCAACTTCGTAATAAGATCCGCCAGCCGTTAGGGTTACAGTAGTAACGGTATTCCCAGCGACCGTGATGGTGGCCTTTGCACCATTTCCTGACCCGCCGGTTAACGAAACATTTGTGTATGTTCCATTAGTGTAAAGCGTTCCGCCGGTAATCGTTCCAAAAGTTACCACCGGCCCACCAAAGGTAATTTCGGTGATTCCTGATCCAACACCGTTATTGTCAATCTCTAATACTTCTAAACCGCTTTCATAACCATTAAAAACACGATTTAAGCCGTCCTCGGAGTTCACATAAATGCCTCTGGATAGGCCGTTAATTGCATTAGTGATTGCTCGATATCCAAGGATCTTACGGGGGCGCCCACGCTGAAACCTGACCCAACGACCCGCTGTATAAAAGTCTTTATCGAAATAAGTACCGTCCCGCTGAACGCCGGGACGAGTATCTAGGGCAAAAACCTTTTGTGTCATGTAAAGGTTCCGCCTTCTATACCACTAGGAATTGTTAAACCGCTAGATGTAAGTGTAAATTCATTTACACCTCCAACAGCAATATTAAATTGACCCGACCCAGCTCGATAAATTCCAGTTGTTGTTTCTGCTGCAAAATTTAATGATGGAGCGCCTACTGCACCATTATTCAAACTAATAGTTGATGAGCCGGCTAAGACTGTATTTGCATTAAATAAATTTACTGAGTCGCACACTAAAGTTGCTTGTTGACCTGCAGTAATGATTGCATCGGCGCCTAAACCGGTTGAAATGGTAACGGTATAGTTACTTACTCCACCCACGGTTTCATTTACGATGTAATAAACTTGAACTGTAGGTGGAACGATGACCGTGACGTTTCCAGCTAAAGTTCCAGTGTATTTCTGTATAACATTTGATGCTTCTGACGGTGTAAGAGTAAAGGTTCCTCCGGCCGCTACATCCTTAGTCAACTGAGTAAAATTAAATAAGGTAGAGCGGCCCAAACCCACCGTATAAAACGCAGTTCCTGAACAGACTAAAACACAGGAATCCGCCGGCTGCATGACAAGTGATCCTGATCCGTTGATCAAGGTTCCGCCTGATGGAGAGATTGTTAAAGCTCCGGTCCCCCCGTTTCGGATCAGCATGAACCAGTTATTACCAAGCGTTGCAGTTGTATCAAGAGTTAACGTGCCCGCTCCACCTGTCCAAACATAGGCTTGAGCCCTGAATGCTGAGGTTGCGGTTGTATCCCCGCTAAATGTCGTAACTGGATGGGACTGGTTTAAAGTTGTTGTGACAGCCAAAAGACCGTATCCGGCGAGGCTTGCCGCATCTGCTGAGGAAGATCCCACCCCGAAGGAAATAATTCCCCAAGTTCCTTGATTATTTGGGTTTGCGGTGATGTAAATATATTTAGCCTCACCCGCGGCAATCGTGATGATCGTATTGACCCCGTTATAGTCCTTAACCGTAAAGGATGTGGCACCGACATTTCGGATTAGGGCGTCTTGTCCTACGGAGGCTTGATCCGCAGGGGGCATATAGAGGTTCAGACTGCCGGCCGTGGCCGTCACATTCATGATCCGGGCGGCATAATCATCCGTGGCGTTGCCATTGATTGGCCACTCAAGCTGTGTGTTGGCCGACAGCGTAATGGCCCGGTAGGAGACATCCGTGGGCTGAATGACGTTTCCGGTAAATGGGCTGTTATAACTCATGATTAGCTATCCAATACGGTGGCTTGACGGTCGCCAATCCTCTGGATGTCTTCGGCCTTCAGCGTCTGCATGATCAAGTCATACTGCTGCTGCCACATCGGGATGCGCTCATCGTTTTTAAGGAACGGCATGGCCTGCAAAAGGGTGCCGTAAAGCAGCGCCTGAGGCGCATAAATCGTGAACCAATTGGTCTGATTTGAGGAATCAAGGGGCTGAATCCGCTCGTAGTACAGAACCTCAAAAACAAAGTCATCGGCCGGGGTCGGGGCGACCAGCCAGTGGGTATAGTCGTAATCGGCGTAAAACTTAGGCACCCCAGTCTCGGTGGCGTCCGGCCAATACTCCCTTAGGTACTCATACTTGCGGAGCAAAACAGGGGTTTTTGACCCGTTTACCGTCACGTTCATGGACACGGTTTTATGCCATCTAGCCGGCTTATCGATGATTGGCTGGCTGGTAGTCATGGTGCTGGTATTTACCGTCAGATTGCCCAAAAACTTAATTTGGGAGGCTATTACCTGCTCGGCCAGCATAATGAACGTCGGGATCTTCTCCAGCGTGGCCGTGTCCGTCCTCTCAAGGTAGGACGAAATATCAGCCACCAAGCTGTCATAGGTCATAACTGCCGCAACCGTCATTACCAGCTCCTATATTTTGCGGTCTTCTCAGCAATACCCTTGGGCTGAGAGACAAACTGTTTACCGGCAGCCTTTCCCTCCCGCTTGGCGCGGGTTGTGGCGGCGTATTCAGCCGAAGAAAGTCCTTGGATGGCCTTTTTGGGCAGATACCGCTCCCCGGTGGCCTTAGGGCCCTGCGTAGAGGGCTTACCGGACTTGGTGGTCCATTCCTGCTTACCCCATTGGGAAAGGCTGTTATCGGCCTTTTTCGGGCCTTTATAGCCCCCGCCCGAGGACTTGTACTTTTGGGTAGCCAATTGAGCCTTCCGAGCCGACCACTGACCCGGAGCGCCGCCCTTGCCCGAGGCTTTCACCGAGGCAACGATGCGCTTCCACTTAGAGGGGTCAGATTTGACTGCGGTGCTCATTTTTTGGCTTTTTTGGGTGTCGGCTTAATCTTTTGCTTTAGCTTTTGAAAAAAAGCCTTTATTTTTTCTATGAGTTGTTTCATTTTTAAACCCCTTTCAATAACGCAATCTCAGCTTTCCTGCGTTTGATTAGTCCCGGTAGCGGCCTAAAAACCCCCTGAACGGTACCGTTTACCCACCTTGTTAATTGCTCGGCAGCACCCTCCCAGTCTTGGGTGTTTATTTTACGGCGCAGAGTCGATCCCCGATACCGACCCACCCCTAGGTTGTAGGCAAAGTCAGTTATCGCCGCTAGCGCCCTAGTATGAGCAACCAAATTAGGAGAAGCGCGGAGGACGCCAACAAGATAATTATTCCGAAGCTCATGAAGTAGCCACTCCTCTGCGGTTTCTTTAGTAATCGGCGCATCCTGCATGGTGACTTTGGTTCCATCAGGCTTATATACCGTGCCATATCCAATCGTTGGATAGCCCGCCACACAGATATAGGGTTTAGATGAAAACCCCTCAAATTTTCGGCATAGGTCGGCAGCTATGTTTATCGCGTCGCTCGTTCCCATACCCTGCCCACAAACCAAAAACTTATGATCATGAACATGATCGTGACATCGTCTTGCGTCCAAATCTTGACGATGACCTCTTTCCAATCCCCGTCCTGCTCAAGGGCTAAAAGATATGCGGCTAACTTAACTAAGAAATAGGTTCCAACAAATGCGTAGGTAATGATTGGTCGAACTAAGGCAGAAACTGCGGCAACTAATTTTCCTGCCGCAGTGGCTGTTCGGCCCTGCTCTTTAAAGGCTTCAGCCATCGTGTCCATCTCAGCCATTGTCATCATGGCCTCGGTCTGACGCATAGCAATCTCACCACGAATCTTGGCAAATTCCATCTCAGCCTGAACCATAGCCAGCTCATGCTTACGCTCGTTTGCTCGGTCAAATAACTTAAAGGCTTCCGGGGCTAGCCTCAGAAGACCTCCAAATACACCGCCTAGCAAAGTCTCAACCATTATCTGTCTGCCTTATTATTTAGACGATCAAATAACTGCCCAATCATGGACTCAATTTTGTTGAATCCCTGATTCATGTCCTGACGCACCTCTTTAAAGGTCTCCCTCATCTCATCCTTTTTGGCGTAGATGTCGGGAAGATCTCGTTCAATACGGTGCATATCTCTGCGGAGCTCTTTCACGGCGTCCCAAATTTCTCTAGCAAACCATCCTAGAGCGGCTAAGAGGGAACCCCCGCCGATGTTTATGACGGTTTGCCATTCCATTCAATCAAAACCTCGCAAAGTTTTGGCTAATCGAGCCCGCTGGCCTAACTTTCCCGGGGCCTTGGTAGCCTTATTCAAGGTCTTGGCAGGAATCTTTTTGTCGGCAGGAACGCCCAGTTGTTTCTTTAAAGCGCCCGGTTTAGAAATTGCTTTTTGAATCCATTTTTCAGCCATGCTTTACTCCACAAGTTCAGCTTCTTTTGGTTGATTCACTACTTTGACAACTTCAGCGCCAATGATTGCTGTTGAAGTTTTTCTGTCAATCGTCATATAACCTTTACAGCAAATGTTGTAATCAACGCCGTTTTCATCTTTTTCACTTTTAATGGAAACGCTGATGTCTAAGTTTTTAAACAAATATTCTTTACCGTTCTCAAAAACACGCCATACATGATCCATCGTGCCTCGACCGGGCTGGCCTCGTTGTTTATTAAAACGAATTGAGTATTTGTTCATACAACCTCCGCAGGCTGTGCGGTGTTGATTATTGCCGGCATATAAGGACGCAAACCAAGATTAAAATGGATGAATTTCATTGGTTTGTCTGATTCATTTCGGCTAAAACTATGAGGAAGCCACGCGCTAGTAAACATTAGCATTCCCGGTTTAGCTTCAAAATTGATCATATTGCTAGCATAAGTTGCCTGCGAAACATCTTTTTCGGTCCAAGAGATCAAAGGCTTGCCAGCTCTAGGATCATGGAATATCACACGGGAAGCGTTCTCAGGCACCTCAAGAAAATAAAATCCAACTATTTGAGACCCGGCCCCATGAACGTGTTGATCCATTCCAGAGTATTTGTAATGTTCTTGACACCACATTTCTGAAAAGTAAGTCTCAAAACCGTCGAGGTTATATCCTTGCTCAACCAAAATGTTGTAAGCCGTCTGACCGATGTAATACTGAAGCGGAATAATTTCTGGCTTATCAAACAAATTTCCAGTCATATTGACCGGATAAATATCGTTTGTTTGCCGTTCTTTACGCGCCTCTACAAGCGCCTCTTCCGATATCTTGTTTGCCGCTTCTAAAAACTCAGGTTTTTCAATGGTATAAATAATTGTCGGAAAATACATATTTGCGTTAAGCACATCTTGTTTTTGTTCTTCTTCTTTATTTGCGGCGCACATTTTTATCTCCCTACCACGAATAAACTATTACACGGCCACTTCCACCATTTCCACCAGCACCAGAATTTCCTGCTCCTCCACAAGGCTTCCTTCCTCCACCGCCTCCTCCTCCGGCTGGAGTTCCACCATTTCCACCTCTTCCCGGCGTTGGCCCTCCGCCGCCTCCTCCGCCGCCAGTACCGCTTCCATTAAAATTTGTAATTCCCGGCGTTCCGTTTGTACAAGCAGCGCCACCCGCTCCGCCGCCCCCGCTTGTATATCTATTTGATCCACCTGTACCGCCCGAAGAACCAGTAGTAACACAAAAAGCGCTTCCACCACTCCCGCCTCCTGCGCCGCCATACATTGAACTACCGCCGTTTTGTCCTGCATATCCTGCCGAAGAAGAAGTAGACCCTCCACTGCCACCTCCCCATTCAGCGTTATTTCCTACTCCGGTGGTAAGTTTTCCTGCACCACCTAAACCTATATTGCAAAGCGGGGCTGAACTATTTCCAAAAAAAGTTCCTTGCGGAGATCCGCCAACTCTTGCCGATGTTGTGCCAGTAGTTCCCGCTCCCGCGGCGCCGCCACCAGATCCACCAGAGGCGTTAGTAGATGTACTTGTTCCCCTGTATCCACCGCCGCCACCGAAAGCCTTTACATAACAACCAAATTGAGAAGTTCCACCAACTGATCCATCGTTTCCCACACCGCTACAAGTTGATGCTCCTCCTGTACCTCCTGCCCCTACTGTTACAGTAACGCTTTGCGGAAGTTGGGTTGCAATAAATTGATTGTAATTTCTAGCGCCACCACCACCGCCAGTTCCGCCTCGCTGTCCACAAGTACAACCTTTTGATCCAGAGCCACCACCACCGCCGCCACCCCAAACACAAACGCGGACAAAAGAAATGCAATTGGGTTTTAGCCAGACACCTGAACTGTTAAATATCTGAATATTTCCGCCACGATTATTGACTTGATAATTAAAAGCGGAAATGTTTTGGTTAGAACGCGGCATAGTTACCTCGATTACTGCTGAGTTGGCTCTTCAGGTGTTGGTTCTGGAGTTGGTTCTGGGATTGGCTCAGGTTCCGGGGGCGCAATAAAGTTTCCATTGTCATGTGTCCAACCGATGTCACACAAAATTTCTTCTGCTTTGACGGCAATATGACCCTCAGGAGGTCTCCATTGAGATGCCTCATCCCAAAGAACCACATTGACTACAATATTTTCAGAATTAACTACTGCGTAGCGTTTCATTTTTTCTCCTTACCATGAATACACACGGACTAAGCCGCTGCCACCATCACCACCACTACCGCCAACTTGACACGCTCCGGTTGCTCTTCCACCGCCACCCCCACCACCTCCGTATCTACCCCCGTTTCCGCCTCTTTTTCCGGTTGTTAGACAGCCGGTTGCTCCGCCTCCACCACCTGTTCCACTGCAACAAGCAGCTGTTGTTCCTGCCGTTCCTGCTGCGCCGCAAACTCCAGCTGCGCCACCTCCTCCTGCGGAAAAACTACCTACACTTCCTCCGGCACTTGCTGCTCCCGATGTGCCACCACCACCACCGCCGCCACCAGCGCCATGTATCGAACTACCACCAGCACCAGACTTAAACTGACATCCAGATAGCCTAAAAACGCCACCCCCGGCGCCGCCACCAAAAATAGAATTTCCACCATCTGCTGAAACAGAAGTTGAAAGAACCCCTCCACCACCGCCATAAAAATTATCTAATGTCGTGCGAGTATTACCGCCCCCCCAATAAGTGGTAACAGTTGGCAATCCGCCTAAAGCACCTAATGTTCCGGCGGTTGCATTTGCGCCTAAACCACCGCTTCCTCCACCTCCACCACCAGCCGTTCCACTATTAGAACTTAATGACGATCCGGCGGCTCCCCGTCCACCTCCATATGCTGTTACATAACAACCAAAAGATGAATTTCCACCAGCAGTTCCATTATTTCCGGTTGTAGCGCAAGACCCAGATCCTCCAGTTCCCCCGCTACCAGTTGTTACTGTTACTGTATTTGTTACACAATTTGCATTGAACAATGACCTAACTTTTGCACCGCCTCCACCACCGGTTGCGCCAGCCCAACACCCTCTTCCTGCTCCTCCACCACCGCCTCCTCCGCCCCAAAGGCAAACTTGGATCATGGTGACATTAGGAGGTTTTATCCAAACACCGGATGAAGTAAATGTCTGAACATTGACATTTGGGGAGTCAACCGTGTAATTAAATGCAGATAATTGATTAGATGTCGGCATAACTTTTTACCAAGTGTAAACAACTACAAGGCCATTGCCACCTCTGCCACCAGCGCCGCTCGTTCCACATCTTCCTTGTCCACCACCACCTCCTCCACCAGCAGGAAACCCGCCATTTCCACCTCTACCAGCATTACTAAAAGCATTAGATCCAGCACCTCCACCGCCTCCTCCAGATCCACTGCCATTTGACTGCGTCACTCCATTAGCACCAGACGCACCAGTAGAGCCGCCTGTTCCGCCGCAAGTTCCAACAGCATATCCTTGTGATCCACCAGCCCCACCAAATCTGTAAGCAGTAAAGCCACAAGTTCTTATTCCGCCACCCGCTCCGCCGCCTGAACCTCCGTAAATTGAGCCAGCACCGCCACCAGAAATTATGCAATTACTTATCATTACTCCGCCAGCGCCACCGCCCCATTCAGCTCTTCCAAATCCTTGACTAGAACAAATTGGCGATGCTCCACCGACAACTCCTAGCGCACACGCTACAACGCAACCTCCCCAAAATGTGTTTTGAGGACGACCACCTTTTGCAAGACTTCCGCTACTGGTATCACCATTTCCATCTCCACCTCCTCCGCCACCACCTGTTGAAAATGAATTGGTTAATAACCCACCGCGACCACCTCCGCCGCCACCTGCATATAATGCAGATCCAAATTGTGTTAAACCGCCACCAGTTCCGCCACATCCAACGGTTCCAGCGATTGAAACTTCTCCACCACCAGCACCACCGGCACCAATAGTTACATAGACTTGAGATGGCAAAATACATGAAGCAAAAAATAAACTTGTTCTTGCTCCACCACCAGCTCCAGTTGCTGCGGTTGATGAACACGATGACCCAGTTTTAGCGCCACTACCACCACCACCGCCACCACCCCAAGCGCAAACACGCACAAACTTGGCATTAGCAGGCTTACTCCATACTCCAGACGAAGTAAAAATCTGCACATCAACTGCCCGTGTGTTAACTATGTAGTTAAAAGATGACGGCTGGTAGGACTGAGACATCTTAGTAGTTTCCTCCGAAAGCCGACATAGCAATTGCAATGTTAGTGCCGCCGGCAGCTACAGTTAGTCCACCATAAATACGATAACTAGCCGGAATATTCAGACCACCTGTTGGAAGTATTAGGGGATATGTTGTCAGGGCTGAAGTTGCTAACGCCGTGACCGCTGTTGCAGGAATTGCTACTTCGCCTAAGAAAATGTTATTTCCTGCGGTTGTGTTTGCCGATCCATTGTTAATCCAAAAACGAACCACAGTTGCCGATGATGTTCCTGATGCAGTTGCGCCATTAGTTGACGATAAACGACAAATAACTTGATCAATACGAGCGCCATCAGCACCAGCTGTAAAAACTAAAGCTAACGCTGTACCGGCGGTTTCTGTACCATCAAACGCTTTAGTATTAGTCATTGCTGTACTAACAATTGCGTTTAACGCACCGACATTAGGCGTTTGGGTAAAAATTGGGGTTGCTGTTACTGCCATGATTAAAATCCTCCAAAGTTAGCTGCAAGATAAAGATTTCCTGCTGTTCCGCCACTACCTCCACCAGCAGTTGAAATTGTGATTGAACCGGTTCCGTTGGTTATTGAAATTCCAGTGCCAGCAGTCAAAGTTGCTTTTGTAAGAGTGTTACCAGTGGTATTTCCAATTAACAATTGACCATTGGTGTAGGAGGTTTGGCCAGTCCCACCCTGAGCAACGCCTAAACCTGTCGTAAAGTTAATATCGGCATTTGGTAAAGTTACTGTTCTGCTTGCAGTTAATGTGGTTGGGGTAAAAGTAACCTTATATGAGCTTGTTCCGCCTGCCCGACCAACCAGCTCAACACCGTCTTGAGTTGCGGCCGCCCTCGTTAAAATTCCCGAGGCACTTGTTGAAGTAATTGACCCAGCACCTGCAATATCACCAGTTGTATCAGCAATCGTAACTACTGAGTTTTGAATTAACTTTCCAGTGGTTAGATCAAATCGAGCGATTGCGTTATCGGTTGCACTAGCCGGTCCTACGACATCTCCTGAAGCCCCTGCGGAAGAGGCTAATAGGGTGACAGTTCCAGCGGAGTTCTCACAGTACAACTTCATATCAGCGATGTTCAGACCCAGCTCTCCCGGTAATAGGTTAGCCGCGGTCGGAACTGCCGCACCCGTTGTGCTGTAATAAAGCCTAATCGGTGTATATCCTGCTTGTGCCATAGCTTTACCTCGTTAAGTAACAACCTCTAATAAATGTTCCAAAACCACTTCCGGTTCAACGAACCGGTCTGCCTTGTACTCCACCATCTCCCACCACAGAAACTGGTTTTCCGCCAAGCAAGACCGATCTTTGAGAAGATTTATATTCTCCGGGTGACCGAAGATCAGCGGATCGGACACCGACCAAAGCACTATTCCGGGTTTCTTTTCGTCCCAAGCCAGATGTTGAAAAAAGCTGTCGCATCCGATCCATGTCCTGCACTCTTTAATCAATCCTCTTAATTCAGTAATCTTTAAATTCTTCCTAAAATCCTCAACTAACTGCTCTTCACCTTCCACACCTACTTGGATAATCGGTTCATCGATCATCTCAACTAAGGTTTTCCAATACGGATAGTCCTTTGGGTTTCGCTTTCCGTTTCTTAGCTTTTTTGCATATGGTGCTATCAAAATCATAGGTACATCTTGCGGTAAGCGTTCTCCAAACTATCCTTCCAACCCCACTGGTGCATCTTTTTATAAATACTGTACGGCTCAATATCTCCCAATAACTGCTGGGCCTCGGCGATTGACCTGCCCGGAATAATCTCGGGATAGCACCCAAAAATCACCGGATTTTTAACATCAGGTAATACATGAGTAAAGACAATATGATCGCCCATACCCCCGTTTAGCACCACTATGGTGTCGTCTTTGTGCTTTAGGAAGTTTCTAAAAATCTGCTCGTCGTGGGCATAAAGTTCGGGGTTTGTTTCCATCCGGATTCCCCCTTCAGACTTTAGGTGCCAAGTCACCGCATTTGGAACTGCGAGGATCTTGTAGCCCTTCTTTTTTAGGCCGTAAGTAAATAAAGTCTCCTCCCGGTGGGCTACCCTCGAAAGTCCAAGGTTGTAGTCCACCACCCCAGCTCGGTATAAAAATGAGCAGTGCAGGTGATCGATTTCTCTTGCCTTTTTAAGCTCGTCCCACTGAAGATTTGTCTCATGGTCAATATTCTCAATCTTCCCGGTGGACTTTGAGGTATCGAACTGCTTTCCGGGAATCAGGATTGCCCCGCCCACGGCTCCGACATCACCATCGGTGTAAGACAAAAGGATCTCTAGGGTATGAGGTTCAGGGATGGCATCGTCATCCACCCGCCAGACCCACTGGTAGCCCATTAGATTGGCCATCTGATGGTTGTGGTGCTGCCCCTTCTTTGCTGCGAAGACCCACTCCCAAGCGATACCCTTGCGGTCCAACATGGTCAAAAGACCCAAATAGGTGGGATCTTTCCGGACATCCTGAGGCTCGTCGTTGTCATCAAATATGACCAACTTATCCACAGGACGGGTTTGGCTTAGAACCCCTTGGATAGCCAACGGCAGGGTCGTGTGATACCGCCCCCGGGTGGAGATAGAGCAGAGAACTACCTTGTCCATATTTCGTTAGTCCTGCCCAAGTCTCGGTAGTTGATCATCTCGCCCTGAGAGCCTAGATCCCAAGCACCAATATGTTTGCGATCTTTAAGGGTAAACCCGAATGACTGTAATTTCTTCTCTATTACCTCAATGCCCCGATATTTGGGGTGCAGGTCCCCGTGGACCTCTAGGGCAATCGTGGTGATCCGCTCCATGTCCTCTTCTGAGGCGTTCATCAGGATGTCGTACTCAGCCCCCTCGCAATCCATCTTGAGGAAGACATTACTTCCTTCAACCATGTCTAAGAGGTTATTTAAGGTGACGGAATAGACCTCTTCAAAGTCCTCTTGGGCGTTATAAAGGCTGTTGTGGCCCGTTTTTTGCTGAATCCCTATCCGCACATACTCCCCAGCGCGATCAGAAACCACGGCCTTCTGCGGCTTGATGACATCCAAACCCGACTTCCAGACATTTTTAATTAGGACGTCAAAGGTCGGGGTAACCGGCTCAATCGCTATGACCTTCCTAGCCCCAAGGCTAGCGGCCAAAATCGAAAAGGTGCCCATATTTGCCCCGATATCAATGACCTCCCGGCCACGCATGGTCTCTTCAGAGGCTCCATAGACATTACCGACCACCACCTCATCGAACAATTCCTTGGCCTCAGGGCCGTTTTCGCACATCCAAGCAAGGGATGACTTAATTTGATGTTCTTTAGCCTGTCTGTGGGCGTTTTTGGCCCATTCCGGGTTGTGTTTTTCGGCCAACTTGAGCTGGTTTTGCAAAAAGGCTGATCTCCAGTCTTTAACTAAGACCGAATCGTGAACCGTTCCCTCGCCCTTGTGATAAATCGGGAAGGCTCCGGTGTTGGTTTGCCCGTTCCAGCCCTGACTTTCGCACTGAATTACCTTAAATCCGGCGTTTTCAGTCTCTAGGCAAAACTCAATGTCCTCGCACCCGCCGGCCCCAAACTCTGGGTTCAGCAAACCCACGGTCTCAAAGACCTTTCGGTCGATCATCACGCAGAAAAACACCGCAAAGTCCCGGCCGGTAATCTCTGAGTGAGTCTTTAAGACGGCTGAGATCCCGCATTTCTCGTCTTCAAAGGCAGAATTCAGCATCTTTAACCAAGATCCACGCTCCTGATCCAAGAGGATGCAGTCGTTATTCAGAAGGACGATCCGATTAGCTGTCGCATGGCGGATGGCCACATTGTTGGCGACTGGATACCCCAAGGGGATATCGCTCCATAAGACCTTAAAGTGATCCCCGAATCCAACCCGATCAAATTGATTTTTCAGCGACTCTAAGTACCAGCGGGTGTTATCCGTGCATCCGTTAGCCGATACGATTATCTCCACCTCGGACATAACGGAATGCTTAAAAACGGACTCAAGACACGGCCGCAGCAGATCATCACAGTGGTTATAGGTCGGGATGACGACTGAATACTTCATCAGAAGGTTCCCCCTACAACCCCGCCTAGGAAAGCGTTTGTTGAGGCGTTGTAGCTCAGGTCAGAGTCCGTCAAGGCGCTTTGGCTTCCGGTTGTGCCGGCTACTAAAACTGGGTAGACCGGCGTCGTAGAAGTCGTAGCGACAGAGACTGTTGTCGGCGGCGCACCCGAGAATCCCGATGTACCCGAAAAGCCACTCGTTCCCGAAAAACCGCTCGTTCCGGAAAACCCACTGATTCCCGAGGCGCCTGAAAATCCTGAGATTCCGCTAAATCCCGAGATTCCTGACGCACCGCTGAATCCCGAAATTCCAGAAAACCCGCTAATTCCTGAGGCTCCGCTAAATCCGGAAGTTCCCGAAAATCCTGAAATTCCTGACGCGCCGCTAAAGCCCGATGTGCCGCTGAATCCGGAAATTCCAGACGCCCCACTAAAACCTGAAGTTCCGGAAAATCCAGAGATTCCTGAAAAACCGGAGATTCCAGAAAATCCACTGAATCCCGATGTGCCGCTTTGAGCGACACCATCAAGCCCTGAATATCCTGAAAATCCGCTAGTTCCCGAAAATCCGCTAGTTCCCGAAAATCCACTGGTTCCAGAAAAGCCACTGAGGCCCGAAGTAACAGCAAAAATTACAGGATCGTTATTAGCAAAACTGTAAGTCGATGTAATTAAAGTTACTGGATATGTCCAATAACTGTTAGACAAACCGGGATTAGTGTTCGTTGGAGTGCCATTAACTTCCCAAGTTTGATAATTAGCACTTGCAGTTTTGTCTTGAATTGTGAATCTTTGCGTTTGTTTGATCAGAGACAAAAAGATGTCAACATCGACGCCATCACTATCTTCATGGCTTACGATAATTTGTGTTGCGCTTGATTGAGTGGCGTTATTCCAAATCAGGAATCCAAGACCCGGATCACCGCTTGTTGATGTTGTTTTAGCGTTGTATGGGAAAAAGGTTGATGCAGATCCAACTGCACCTGAGAATCCACTTATTCCTGAAGCGCCGCTAAATCCTGAAATTCCGGAAAATCCTGAGAATCCCGAAGTTCCGCTAAATCCTGAAGTGCCGCTAAATCCGGATGTGCCACTAAATCCAGACTCGCCCGAAAAACCGCTAAATCCGCTTTCGCCTGAAAATCCGGAGATTCCGGAAAATCCTGAAGTTCCGCTGAAACCCGAAATTCCTGAGTCTCCGGAAAAACCTGAAATTCCGCTGAATCCCGAGAAACCCGAAATCCCCGAAAATCCGGACTCACCGGAAAATCCTGAGGTTCCTGAAAATCCGCTAAAACCCGACTCTCCCGAAAATCCGCTAAAACCAGACTGCCCAGAAAATCCCGAGAAGCCTGAAATTCCGCTAAAGCCGCTGAATCCGGATATTCCGCTAAAACCGCTAATTCCTGAAAAACCTGAGGTTCCTGAAAATCCGCTAACGCCATTTACGATGGCAAAAATAACTTCAATATCGTCAGCAAAGCCTGTAGTTCCGGTGCCACTTGAGCTAATTAAAGTACACGGAATAGTGAAGTAATCGACAGCTTGGCTTGGAGTTCCAGTTACACGCCATTTTTGATTATTGGCGCTATTAGAAATATCCTGAATTATGAATTCTTCAGTGCTCTGAAGCAGTGCTAAGAAAACACTGATATCAACGCCATCATCATTCAGATTACTTACATTGATTTGAGTGGCGCTAGTTTGGGTAACATTATTCCAAAGCAGTTTTCCGTATCCCGGATCTCCACCGGTGATCAAAGTATTTGTTTTGTACGGATAGTAGGTACTCGATACACCGCTGATACCTGAATAACCGGAAAAACCAGAAATGCCTGAAAACCCGGAAAATCCCGACGTTCCGCTAAAACCTGAAAATCCGCTAACACCGGACGCCCCCAAAGCGTTTGTCCAAGTGCCGCCAACCAAGCCCTCAAAGTATTGGGTGTCGGTGTTGTATCGAATCTGACCATCTGGTCCACCGCCGCGTTCAGCGGTAGTGCCGGTCGGAACCTGCATTCCGGCGTTACCCGGAATCTGAGGGTTGCTCGTAATCCCGATAGTCGGGTTGCCGGGGCCGGTGCCGTTTGTGACATCGATTTGATTGGTTGTTCCCTGAATCTCAACCGAAGTCACATTGGTGCCGTTGATGGCCACAATCCCAACGCTATTCAGGTTGGCCATCGAGGCGGCCGTGCCGGTTAGGGCGATGGTTGGGTTGCCTGCCACCCCGTTGCCGTTAGTAACGGCTAAACCAGCTCCGGTGACCGCAATAGATCGGTTTGTGACCGCATTTGCGGCGGTCTTGACTATTACCCCGTTACCCGCGGCTTCGAGGCTTCCTGCGGCCCCGTTTAGGCCAATCTCAATCGTTCCTTGAGCGCCGGTGTCGGTAAGGCTCACCCCAGTTCCGGCAGACAAAGCCCGGCTATTGATTAGGCTTGGCTCATTATTGACCGTAATAAAGGTCTGAGTCTGGCTCGGGGAGGCCGCAATGGCCCCAGTCGTGGTCTGTACGGTCTGACCGTTTTGTACGATAGGAACCGACTCGGTGCCCGTAATTGGGCCCGCAGCCGGTAGTTGGGTAATGGTGACTTGTGCTGAAGGCATTATGGACTCGGGCTAATAACGTCAAGATTTCCGTTGTTCTCGGGGTCGTCCTGATTGCCTTGAGTGGAGATCAGGAATTGGCCGTAACCACCGGTCTGAAGGGCAGGCTGGACATTAGCAACGCTGACATCCGGCCTTGGAAATCGAAGGTTGATTCTTTCGGTTTGCCTAGCAGGAAGCCTGTAGGGGTCTTTCTGGTCGGCGCATCCCTGATCACATACTCGTAAACCCGGGAAGTTTGGATCTGATCCAAGGCTTACATAGGTGCGCTTCATCTTGCACCGGTCGCAAACACCGATTGCTAGAGAAGTTAGTCCGGTAGTGTCAAGGAAAATAGGCATTATTTTGTGTATACGCTAATATTCGGCGCCCAGTAAATTGGCGACTTATCACGCTCTTCTTGCTCTGCCTCGAAGAGGTATTTATCAGCCATTCTTTCCAAATACGCAATCCTGTCGGGCGCAACCTGCGGAAGCTCCAAAGCCATCCGGTGGGCAAGGATCATCACGACCGCCTCATACCAGCGCTGGGGAACTTCCAGCTCATCGGTCAGCGCCCCTACATCCATGATCTGGCGGGAATACCACACCGTCATTTGGATAAACGGATCTGATGGGGTTGGCCAAAGGTAAATGGACGGCTGGGGGATCGTGCGGTCAAACCAAAACTGATAGGGCTGATTGGCCGTAAAGTTCTTATTCGGAAGATTTGTATAGTCATCCCGATTTAGTCTGGCCATCATGATTTCTCGGCTATTGTTGCCGACATACCATTCTCTGATCGCCAAGGTCGTGCCGTTGTATCCCCGAATCCGGTAATACTCTACGGTCTCACCGGGGTCAACATCAGTCCAAATCCACTGATTGTCTCTAACAACTATTTCGCCTAAATCCTCTAACGTTTGCCAAGTGCTTCCATCCACAGAATACTCATAAATAACGGACCAAGTAGCGCTACCGCCACCGGCAACGTAAGGCAAAAGACCAATAGATCCGGCGTATATTGGGTTGTCTGTGCCGTAGAAGACTGAGATGTTTCCGTTGGCTGAGGTTTGCTGACAATAAGTGTCAATATCGGAGTCTGCGACAAAGCTGACGTTCCCCCCTGCGCTGGTTGCGTAGTCACCGCTCGGACGGTTCATTGTCCGGTAAAGGGCGTTTAAAACATCAATTGACCCCAGCGGAAGCTGATAAATGTACTGGTCTGCTTTTAGACCGAAGACCTTTTTGCTGATTGCCCAATAATTGATGCCAATATTGGCCAAGGCAGATAGAGCGAAAAATAAAGATTCACGGGCAGATAATTGTTGCTCTGACGTTAACTCTTCAGCCAGCTTTCCGCACCGGCGGGCGCCGTGATCAATTAACGTTTGAACATCAACAACCGTCGTTCCGATTGTTCCTGAATAAGCCATTTACCACCCCGGACAGTTCCAGCGTTTCATTGATGCACGGGCACGACTTCCCCGCTCGCTTTTTTCTGCTACTGGCCCCATACGAGCACAGAACGAATCACGCCGCTTTCCTCCCTGTGGTTGCGGTGCCTTTAAATTAGACCCGGTTTCCCGGTTATATTTTTCCCTGCCTTTAGCCGTAAGACCGGCTCCTTGAGATACCGGTAGCTTTTCTCCACGACCAACTGCAAGGCTTACCTCACCGCCTTTTTTCTTATTTTCAGGCAGCTTGGCGTAAGACTTTTTGCCCACATTAGACTCGGTATATTCAGCGGCCACCGAAGGCTTAATCCCAACCTTCTTAGCAAACTTTGGGTTGTACTCGGCCGCTTTCATAAGCCTAAATTGGGCTTTGGATTTGGCTGGCATTTAGGCTACCTGCTGAACAGTCACCAACATTGACGGAATTGCCGGATATAGCGCAGTTGACGGCAAATGCTCAAGCGTTACATCTAAACTCTCAGGTAACCAATAGAGTTGGACATAATCAGCAGAATTAAGTTGGAAGAAAAAGTTCCAAGCCGCAACTTGATAACCGAAAATTCCTGCACTTTTTCTTGCCGGTATGGTTACATTTGTTGCTGAGTTTGCTAAATCTGAACCGTTAACCTTGACCCAAATTGTCACAATTTGCTGGGCATTTGAGACATTTTTAAATTGGGCGCTGAACTGAAGATCATAGATTCCGGTGTTTGGAACCGTTAACTTGCTGTTATCAACAAGCGTTACACCATCAGAAATATCTTGAGTGTTATAAGTAATTGCAGTTCCTGCAGTGGTGCTACCTGTTTGGTCTGTGGAATCGCTCCATGCACCATACGCTCGGTTGTAAGCAATGATGTCGCCAACAGTTGTCTTCTTGTTATCACCGCTTTGAACGATAGGAACCAACTCTGCCCCGGTTAGGGGAAGAGCCGCTGCGGTCATTGCTGAAATCTTGGTATCTGCCATTTAGGACTCCAACTCAATCTTGTCGTCATTTTCCTGAAGGACATACCCTGCATCTTCCATCAGGATGTAGTACGGTCCGGCAGCAACTGGGCCTCGTACAATTACCGACTGCCCTCCCACATCATTGCCATATCCGTTATGTGCGTCGGCTACTACACCATCAGCTAAACCCGGATAGGTGTTAGCAAAATTCGCTACGAATTCAAAGCCGACGCCGCCAGCCATTACGCAATTCCTGCCTGAATAAGTTTCAGGGTAACGGTTCCATCACCAGAATTCATGGTCACTCGAATTGCCGTTACAGGGAAAGCATAGTTTCCGTCTGCATTAGCAATTGCGGCCGCCACGGTAGGGTGCGGAAACCAAGTCGAAAACCCGACTGCAGGATCATCAAAGGTGTGCTGAACCGTGTAATTGACCGTTCCGGTCTTAACCACGCCAAATCCAACATTAAACGGTGTGGCATTAAGGTTCATCACAATCGGTGTGCTTGACCCTACGCCAGTTTGAGAAACAGTTTGTAGTTTCATCTTTTAATCCTTAAAAAGCGGGGGCTTAGAGCCCCCACCTTGTTTAGCACATACCGCCAGACCGCATTTTCATTTTTCCATACTTGCTGTAGACCTCATTGCTGTCGGCCTTAGCAGCCTTCATTGCCGGGGCGTTTTCTCCCTCATGAATTGCCTGCAGTTTTGCTTGAGCAGGGGTCATCACTTGGCCGCCCTTTTTGAAGGTTCCGGAAAGCTGATTGATGCTTACGGGTGTAGAGGGTTTTTTCTGGCCTTGCGGCATATTCACCGCCTTACCAGAGTCATTTACCGACCCACCCTTAGCATACTTTTTTGCGGCACCACCTTTCTTGTAAGCAAAGCCCTTGCCTTCTTCCCTGTAAGAGTCATCAGCAGATGTGTAACTTTGTTTCATCTGTTCTTTCTGCTCTTTTTGAGGTTTTTGCATACCTTGTGCCATACCGCCTGATTTGTAACCACCACCGTTTGATTTGGCCACACCACCGGTTTTGTAACCGCCTCGGTTACCCAGCTTTACCTCACCAGTTTTGGCAGGCGAATGGTCAGGTTTGGCTGTGACCACCTTGGTGTTTTTATAGGGGCCTGCATCACGGGAACCTTCTTGCTCGGTGATGATGCCGCTCTTGGCTAGACCGCCGGAAGCGTATTTCTTGACATTGCCGCCCTTTTTGTAGCCGCCCTGTCCGTAAGCAACACCGCCAGTCTTTAAGCCCTTGTGAGCCTTAGAAGCCGGCATAGAAGCGTGTTTTTCTAGCTTCTTCTCGGTAGATGCCATTTTCTTGGCCTCTTCCTTATGCTCTTTTTCGGTCTCTCCGCCTTCTTTCATGGTGCGACCCATCGGACGAACAGCCATCGCCTTGCGGCGGGCGGTCATTGCGGGACGCATCGGTGAACGAACCGGAGCGTTTACTGCCGGACGACCAATTAAGGCCGGGGTTCCGGACATGGCGCCCAAGGCACCACCATCCATCTTTTTAACTGCTTTTGTGCTGCCGCCTTTTTTCATCATGACGGCACCGCCTTTTTTGAGCTTTAGCTCAACGGTGGGCTCCGTAGTCATCATCTTGACCATTGGTTTGAACTGACCCATTTAATTCTCCTAATTAGGCTTGGGTGACGCCAAGGGCGCCAGTACGGGTTGCGTTGGGACCGACTGCGATAGCGTTTAATAGGATTCCCATTACAAGGCGCTTGGAGCCATCCGCGGCGCTCGATGGGGCATAAGTCCCACGAACATCTCCGGTGGTTGTCGTTGCGGTTGCTGTATCAGCCGCTACAAAAGTTCCAGTGTCTTGCGCTAGGGTGTTATCCCATTTAACGCTGGCTACATAACCTGCGTCGGCAATCCGGACCGGGGCGCCAAAAATGTCGGTCGTTCCAACCGTGATAGCAGTGGTTGTGCCGCCGCTAACCGTGATTGAAGCAATCTCATAAAAGGCTTTCTGTCCGTCTACCGCACTACCTGCCGAACTGGTGATTACTTCACTCATCGGTTGACCGTAGTAGTCATAGCCCGAAACAGTGAAGTTACGGTTCGATCCGCCGCCAACTTGAGTTACCGAAACTGCACGGGGTACGTCCAGTCGATAAACAGTCAAGAAGTCGGTTTTACGAACCGCTGTTACACCAGCGCCAGCAGTAAGCGTCAATGCACCACTTCCGGCCGGAGTTACGCTTGTAACAAGGTTATTTGCGGCTTTCGCCTCAGGAACCGTGTCCCAAACATAAATACGACCGAGCGGTCCAACGCCCGCAGACATCGGGGAAGGGTCGCCCAAAGACAACCCCATCCCGGTAACCGCCGTCCCCAGAAACAAATCATCATCAAACTGAGGCATGGTTATCCCTCCTTATTTAATTAGGTGGGATTAACTGCGATACCTGTTGTTCCTGCTGTCGGCGCTCCACCATCAACATAGATTTGGCCACGGCTGGTTGCGTCAGTACCAAACTCGGTAATGCCGACCATCGTTGCGTTTTTCATGACGATCTGACCACCAGAAGAGGCGGCCAAAGTTGCCAAGCCGTCCATCGTCGTGGAGGTAGAACCTACGTTGTTGATGAAGGTGCAGTCTTGGAACAGTTGATAACGATCCATTGAGGCGGCAGCCGAGGCAATCACTCCAAGCGGCGTTGAAGCCGAGGTTTGGAAGTCCAGTGTGCAACCAAAGAACGCATTCCGAGCGGTGCCGGATGCAAATTCAATCGTTGCGTTTGCTGCGCCACGGGGAACCGTGCTTGTTCCAAAAACGCAATTAGAGAAGGTGCGCTCGCCGCCGCCAACTAACTTCAATGTCCGGGCATTTGCACCGCTAGCCGAAGCTGCGTCAGCCATACCTTGAATATTGACGTTGTCGTAAGCATTACGCGAACCAGAGTCAGTCCAAGCAATCATGCTGGCCGAACCCGTGGAGAATCCACAGAACACGGACAGGTTAGCAAAGTAACAGCCAGAAGCGGTTACGTTGATGAAAGCATCACTGTTAAAGGTTGTTGCCGTATAGGTTCCCGTTGGGGGAGCAATACGGGCCCGCTGACCAACCCGAGTCGGAGAGGCAATACCAACCAAATGGGTGGCGTCCTTATTCCAAGTCAGAGTGCCAGTCGTTGCTGCAGAGTTAATCGTCTGAGCAAGTGCGGTTGACAGACGGGCAGAGCCAGTTGCGGCGCCATCGCCAATCAGTACAACCACATCGTTATTACCGGCCGTGCAAAGCTGCAGGGCGCGATACAGGGTTTTGAGGGGAAGCTCAACGCTACCCTCGTTGCCGTCGGCCCCATTTACGGGGTCAACGAAGAAGTAGTTACCCGTGAAGGTAGAACCACCGATAGAACCAAGTACGGGCACACCAAAGGAGGTGATCCCGTTGGGGAAGTTTGTTAAAGCCATCGTCTGCTCCTTGAAAAGTATGACGAGGTTGATAAAAGGGGCCGGATTTCTCCGACCCCGACTGCTTTAGACGCCCGGAGTACCGTAGACGGCACGGGGATCAGTGAAGCCGACGTCATAACGCTCAGTTGCCTTGTAGCGCATGGTGTCAGTCTCAAAGTCACCTTCCATCGTTTTCTCCAGCTTGCGACGCATCAGCAACTTCATGCCCTCAGGTGCGTCGGTCTGCACCCACCATGCGGTGGAGGAAGTCAGACGCGACAGAACTGCTGCGCCCTCATCCAGAAGACCAATCGACTTGATCGGGTTGATGTCGTTGTTTGCGTTACCAGCGCGGAGAACGGACTTCAGCAGAACCTCAGCTTGGAAGACGTTGCCCGGGGCCACGATCAATTGACGCGGAACCAGACGGATCTTCTTGCCGTTGTTGTCCACTGCCTGACGGATCTGGATGAGCATCTGCTCAAGCGAGGTCTGTGACAGGTTAGCGGGCGTGGTCAGCAGGTTGCTGAATGTGCCGTTGACGATTGGGTGTGAAGCACTATTCAGTGCAACACCGTCACCGCCGGGATAGGCAGAGTTAAACGCACGGTTGAGCACGTTTGCGCTCAGGGTCTCCTTGGTCTCAATCAGAGATTGGGCAAGGTGACGAGCGTAAACTTGACCGATACGGATATGGTCGCCGTCCTCAACAAGCACTTTGGTCAGAGCAAAAGCCAGACCATACACGTTATAAACGTAGCGCTTGAGGAACAGAACACCACCCTGCTGATACGAAACCGGGGTTCCGTCAGGCAGTTGGGGTGCCGCACCAAATCCATAAAGGACAGGCTCTTCGTGGTAGTTACGGGGAATACCTTCTTGCTCACGGAAAACCCGTGACCATTCATCGGTACGCTGATCATAGACTCCGTCGAAGCACTCATTGAGGATTGGCTCAACTATGCTTCTAAAGTCTGTACTGCGCATCGGGGCTGCCATTTATCTGCCCTCCTTAAATAGCGATGGGCGAGTAATTGGCACCAGAGACACGGATCAGACCGTACTGGTACTCAGCGATTACTACGCGCACGATGGTGTAAGAATCTCCCCACGCATTATCTGGGTAGGGGGCTATGTCGATAACACGCATGGTCTTGACGTTATCTGCACCAGCGGCTGAGGTGCCAAGAGTGGCAGCCGACAGACCAGTACTGGTAGATCCCGAAGTTTCATTTGTGATATCAAATTCATCGCCTACGGCAGTCTGAAGGAGCGAACCTGCAGCCTGAATTTCGTAAACGATGTTGGGGTCTTGGTAGAAATAAGCAACTACGGAACCCACTTGGAAAGACTCGTTTGCGGGCCAAAAATTGCTTACTCGACGACGACCAGTTGCGTCGGTCCACTCAACACCAGCAAAGGCACCGAGGATCGGCTCGCCAGTAGCGGCGACCTCAATCCAACCGGCGGTGTTCATTTTCACCGGCTGACCTTTGAAGATGTTATTAGCGTAACCGGCAGACACGTTTCCAGAAGTGGAAACGGCCTGAATGCCGTTGGCCAGCGCGAAAGCACGATCCAGTCCTGACGGATGGAATACTGGGCGCAGACCAAACGGAGCAGAGGTTGCACTCATTTAACTACTCCTTAATGGTTGAAAGTCCTCCCCTCACTGAAATATCGGTGCGGGTAGGGGTTTGTCAATTTCGCCTAGCCCGTCGCCTTCAACCTTTCCGAGTGCTTTCCCGGAACTGTCCCGTGTCTGCATACTTTCCGCCTGAACACGAATCTTGTTGGCTTCCTCAAGAGGAGCCTCATGGTGAAAATGCGCCATGATTTCTTGATAAATGTCTTCAGGGATTTTGAAAAGTAGCATTTCATTACACGCTACATAACCATCGTACTGTCCAGACTTTACGCGGTAATTTTCAAACCCGGGAATATCATCGGCTTTAACCGGAACATATCCGAGGCGAATCCGCTTATCGATACTGTCGTAAGAATTGGTGGTTGATAACCAGCAAACGTGCCACCCCGGAATCTCCGGAGCATTCGGCAGTGCGCTTTGTGTCCATTCGTCCTTCCACATCTTGCGACGCTCATCGGATGACACGAAATTGTCCTCAGGTGCGGATCTTTCCTTGTCTTGCAAGGCACGATTCTCACGACCACCAGCGGATAAAGATTTTTTTAAACGTGAGTCCATTCTCAACTCCTTTGTTGCCGAGCACTCTCGGCGTAGCGTTTGATCATTTTCATGCGTTTCTCAGGGTCATCCCACATACCCGCATCTTTCATGGCGCGAACTTGTTCAGGGGTCAACGTAAACGTGTTCCCCTTGCCGCCACTACTCGCTGCGTTTTCACGCCCTGATCCCGTCACTACTGACCTCGGCTTTCTAACTGGTTGAGCAGGCTCATCGTCTGCATCGTCAGTATATCGGTGCGGCAAATACTTCCGCAACCGATTCGTTAATTCTGTCCAATAGCGTTTCTGCTCGGGGTTAAACCCTTCCTCGGACAGACGCTTATCAATCTGAAGGGCGATGGCTGAGTCCTGATCCCGGCCGTTTGGGTCGTACCATGAGTTTTCGCTCATCCACTCGTTGGCGTATTGCTGAACGATTGGATTCGGAGCCCGGATGGTCTGTTCCTTTTGCGGTGCGGTAGCTTTTTTCTTCAGCTCCTGCAAGGCTTCGTGGTTTTTTCGTGCCTCAAACCACATTTCTTGGGCAGAAGCCAAAAGATCGCCGTTTCCGTTCTCGGTAGCCTCTTTAATCTTGGCTTTGGCAAAGGCAATCCGAGTTTCTTGGTCTTCAATCGCCTTATTTATCTGGGCAATCTCCGATCCATGCGTTTTGCGCTCCAAAATGGCCATGCGCTCCCGCATTTCTTGGTTTTCTTGCCTCAAAAGCTGCAGCTCAATGTTCTTTTCGGCCGCAACCTGCTTGTGATACTCCTTGCGGGCCCTGCGTTTAGCCCTTTTTGCCTCCCGAACAGCCTCTTGGTCGGGATCTACCTCCCCACCAGCGGCCATTTCTGCCTCTCGGGCTGCCTCATCCTCCTCATCTGACCCCTCAGAGTCATCCGAAGCGGCAACTTCTGCCGGTTTTTCCTCTACATCCGGGCTAGGGATGTCTGCCGGTAGCTCAATAACGGCAGATCCGTCGGCAGACTCCTCAATCTTTATCAGATCAAGGTCTTTCTGTGCGTTTTGTGTCTCGCTCATACCAGTGCCTTCATTTCTAATGGGTTTCCGGTGACCTTAGCGATCACTTCGTGGTCGTTTAAGACCATGAAAAGGGCTGGCTCTTCTTCGCCCGGGACTTTTACCTCCCAGCGATCACCACCCCACTTGGGAACTCGTAAGTAGTCACCTACTTCGCACCACGACCCCTCAGGCCATGGCTCCATGGTGTCTCGCTTCTTAAAAGCAAGCGGGCCAATCTCAATGACTTTGGCCACCATGTTGTTCCACTTTTCGGCTTCTCTGGTCTCTTCGACCAAAATAATCCCGGCACTTGTCGTTTTCTTCTTTGTGCGACGCAACTGAACCAAAATTCTTGCGCCTAGAGGCTTCGCACCGGGGTCTACAGCAGGAAAGGCATCCCGCAAATCGGCGGATTCACCCGCCACCGGTTCATTCATCTTCATCTTCTTCCTTTAAAAGGTTGTTAAGGATGGAAAGAGCCTGTTCAAGTCCTTGATATTCCCCGACTAAACGCTGATAGGCAGACCAATCGACAGGGTTACCCTGTGCCATGGACTGCTGGATCAGCGCCTGACGCGCCTTTACGGCGCCAATAAAGTCGGAGGTATACCTCATGCGTTGGACTTATCCACACCCTTGCCGCTTGAAAAATTACCGTGGTCGCTGTTGGCTTTTGGAAGTGTCGCTGTACCTTGCTCTTTTAGTTCGCTACCCGTAATCCAAGCGCCCGCCGCCATGCGGTGGTGCTGTTTTACGGCTTCTTGTTGCTCGTCTTTCTCAGTGGTTGCCATGGTTAACCTCCTAGTTGGCGTTGAACTTCGTTATTAAGTCTTACTGCGGTCTCGACCTGCTCTTTTCGGAGCTTCTGCTCGTCCAAAACCAGCTCT